GCTACACCCGGATATCTGCAAGCGGTTGTCGCTCACAGCTCAATCAGTATATCCAATTCCGGGTGATTTGTCAAGCATTTTCTGCTAATTTTTTCAAATATGAAAAGTAAAGCATTAAATGCAACAAATTTTCGGCCTTATTTTTGTGGATTTTAGCGTAAAGCAAACAGGCCGTCAAGTTTTCTCCGCTTGCAGCCGCCCTCTATTGTTCGATTTTACCAACGGTTTTCTGCTTTCGTGTCGCTTATGCTGTCAGACCAAGCTCCCGTAGGCATTCGCGGAACATTGTGCCGGCGCTCTTATAGCCGAAAATTTTTCTGGGATAGCTGTTGATCCAGTTCTCCGTAGCCGCGATTTCCTCTGCCGTGACCTTTGAGAAGTCTGTGCCTTTCGGGTGCCTGCGGCGAATCATGCCGTTCACATTCTCATTGCTCCCGCGTTCCCAAGAAGAATACGGATGACAATAGTACACCTTCGTCCGCTTATCTCCGGTGATGCAGGACTGTTCCAGCTGGTCGGCCAATGCAAACTCACTGCCGTTGTCAACTGTGATGCTCTTATAGATAATGCCAAACTTCTCTGCACCTAACTTCCGTTCCAGTGCATTGATTGCCCGCACGGTCGTCTCTGCGCGGCGATCTGGCACCACTATAATATTTTCGTTCCGGGTCTTGCGCTCAGTCAGCACCAGCAGCGCAACCGTGCTTTTCTTCTTGCCAGAATACACCGTGTCCATTTCCCAGTGTCCAAATTCTTCACGGTCTTTTACTTCCGCCGGGCGTTTTTCGATGCTCTCACCGGCAGGCGCACGAGCAGGATCCTTTGTTTTCACCTTTTTGTAGTCGCCCTTATGCACTCCATGTCTTGGCAGAGCCTTTTGCGTCAAGTTCAGGAACACGCCCTTTTTGATGTAGCTGTATATGGTAGGCACCGATATATGCGTTTTGAATGTCCGTCCTTCTTCCAAGGCATAACCGTACACAGCAGCCGGTGAACAGTCCTTATCTATAATGGTCTGTTCGATATAGCTTGCAAGCTCATGATCCTTGCCGATTTTAAGGTTTGGCCCCTTTTCCCGAAGATGTGCCTGATACCTTTGCTCTGCAATGTCCGGGCTGTATGTAGGAATCAGCTTCCACGTCTTACCGTCCAGCTTGTCATAACTGCCGCGCTTCAATTCCCGGTACACCGTGGACGGGTCCACCCGCAGCCTGTCTGCGATTTCCTTTACTCTCAGCCCATCTTTCAACCACTTTTCGATACGGATTCGGTCTGTAAGCGTAAGCTGTTTGAACACTCGCACGCCGTTTTCCTCCTTCCGACTATGGCGTTTATTTTCGTTTTAAGCGTAAATTATACGGTGTACCGTTGTCAATTCGCAAACTTTCCACACTTTGCACATTTCCTTTGTGCAAAACTCCCAGACAAACAAAAAATGCCCCGCCAGCAATCCATCAGGATGCCAGCGGGGCATTGCTTTACTTAGTGGAGATACCTTGCCAATTCAGATGCAACAAAGCCTGCGATCACTGCCGCAATGACTGCCCACCAGAGTTTGTTTCCAAATACTCCGGGGGCTTTTTCCAGCGCGGTCAAGCGGTCGTCCTGCTTCTTGTTCTGTGCCGTCACAACTTCAAGGCTCCGGTTTGTGGTTTCGAGTTGCTGGATGGTCAACTTGATATTGGTGTTCATGCCGTTTACTGCATCGGTCAGCTTCCCCAGCTCGTCCAGCCGGTGGGTGTTGCTCTGTGCACGGTTTTCGACCGCTGTCAGGCGATGTTCCAGTTCCTCGTCAGTCATTACGCTTGTTCTCCCCCACGTTACCGAAATGGGCCACAGTAGTGGTTTCTGCGGATTTCTTTGCCATGTAATCTTCGAGCTTCTTCTTGGTAAAGTCGAACACAAGCTGCACGATCCAATCCAGCGTCCGCTCATTGATTGCCCAGTCCAGCCAGTCCGGGGTGTACCCACGCAGTACGGCAATGACATGGGCTTTCTTTTCTGCACCCGCGCCACTGCCGAACTTTTCCTCTGCGTTGACGATCCACTTGTACACAGTCTTTGCGACCACAAGGCCGTAGCCCAGACGTACCGCCGCCAGCGCCGTGACCACAAGGCCGACCACCATGAAGATACAGGCCAGCCATTCAGGGAATGCCATCAGAAAAACTTTCAGAATGTTCTCCATTTTGTTTTCCTCCTACTCTTAACCCACCCAACGGCTCTTTACCGCACGGGTGTCGATGTGTACCCAGCCAGCAGGACGACCAGTTTTTACCGGGTAACGTCCGATGCCGCCGGTGTTTTTCAGCAGCGTTTCGGCGTAGGTCGCGAGCGTTTCCACGTCCACGCCCTGAATCCGAATATCTGCCGCCATACCGTAGCAATGCTGACTGTACGTTGCGCCCTTGACCGCCTTGTTATGGGCGGCAGTGCGATATGCGCTGGTGATCGTAACAGCCTTTCCAAAGTGATTCCGGATGTTCTGCAACAGTTTCACCAACACATCATCAATAAAGATGGGGTCAGTCCCATCCTTGCAGCGAAACTCTTTCACGGCAAAGTTTGCGGACAGTTTCTTGTTACCATCCTTTGCCAGTGAATAGGCTTTAATCGCCATCTTCAACATCTCCTTTCGGGCGCAGGTCCGCCCCGCACCCTCTCATGCAGCAGTCCACCATCAGCACTCCGAACTCTGCACGCTCGGTGCTCATGTTCTCGCCCTGCGCTTCCAGCCGGGTCAGCAGCCTTTCGCACAGATCAGGCCACGTCATAGTCGTCACCGGTGATGCGCTTGTAATCCTCGGCGGTGATCTCTCCCTTGTTTACGCGCTCGGCCAGAACTTTCTTCACGCCTGCACGGCGGGATGCGGGCATCTCTGCCCAAGTTTTAGTGCCTGCAACCAAACGGTTTGCCCAAATGATGTTCATGGTGATACCTCCTTATTCCTTATTCAGCGCTGCGTCCAGCTCACACAGCGCGGTTTCGATGTCGGTCAAACGTTTCTCGTTGGCCGCGTCCTGCTCGCACATTGCGTCCTCGACCTCGGCCACGCGGTCAGGCAGGCCGTCTTTCTCGGCCTGTTTCTTGGCTTCGGCTTCCTTCTCCTGCCGGGTGGGCAGATTATGCTTCTTCCATTCGACCATGATTTCGTCCTCCTTACTGGAACGCGCCGGTGACGGCTTCGATGTAGCCGCCGGTGCCGGATGCACCACGGCTGACGGAAATGCGGAAGTTGAACGCCGCACCATTGGTGGCGGTGCTGTTGCTGAACACAATGTTCGTGCCCTTCTGCACCTCGGTCGTGACATCCTGCCAGACCGGGGACTGGTCGTTGGCGTTGTTGGTCACTTCTGCCTTAAACACGGCATCGTCCGGGATGCTGCCAGTCACCTGAAGGACAGCAACAGTGATGTCACCATCCACGGCCAGCGGGGTGGTCAGGGTCACACTTGCGCTGGTAACGCTCTTGGTGAACGTGGCGTTCAGGCTGGTGCTCTCCTTGCCATCGTTCGCGGTGATCTGAATGGTATGGGAGCCATTCAGGATGCGCTGGAAATTTTCTGCGGTACTGCCCTGCCCAAAGGTCAGCGCAGTACCGCTTGCAATGCCGGTGCGGGTGGCAGTGGTCTTGCCGTCCAGTTTTTCGGTAACGGTCAGGGTGTCACCGTCTGCATCGGTGACGGTATACGCGAAGCTGAAGGGTGCGTTCTTCTCCCCCAGATTCGTGGAGCTGGCGTTGATGGCCGGGGCAGTGTTGGTGCTGACCGTGCCGTCGTCAGAGACCACGAGCGAAGAGGGCAGTACAAAAGCGGGGCGAACACCATAGGTGTCGGAGTAGTACCAGTAGTCGTTGGAGCCATCAGACTTGACAGTCCAGACGTAGTAGCTGTTGTTGGTGTACGGAGATCGCAGCCACCATTCGGCAGCGCTGCTGCCGTTGTAGGCGACACGCTTACTTGCGCTGTCAAAGTAGGACAGCTTTGCACCTTCGGTGTTCATGTAGCTTACGCCGCTGAACCCAACCTCCGTGCCAGACAGCAGGAACACCTTGGTCGAAAGGCCGTTTGCGCCGCTCTGAACGCCGCTGTTGGTATACGGAATCTTGACCTGCTTGATAACCGCTCGAATCTGAGAATCAATCAGGTTGTAGAAGGTGCTGTTCAGGTAGGAATGGATGCTGGAATCCTTATAGGAGTTGTTATTGCCGAACGTGCTGGTGGTATAGATGTCCTTCATCACAACCCAGACACCGTTACAGCTTGCATCGTATGCACTGCTGGGCAAGCCCTGATGCACGATGATGAAGTCTTTGGCCGCGCCGTTGACCTTGATCTTGACGATGCTGCCAACGGCCTTTGTGCTCAGTTTTACGTTTGCCATTGTTACCTCCTTATAAAATCAGGCCCACGGCAAAACGCCAATGGGTCTTGTGTTCTGCGAGACAGCGGCGGTCAAGGCTTTGTGCTGCTTCTTGTAGATGCAGCGGCATTGCCGGGCGCGTCGCCTGTCTCGTGCGAGTTTATTCGAGTTGATTTTTCGGTGGATGGAAATTGTGCAGTTGAGCAATTTTTCCAGACGGTCGGCGTACTGGCGGCGCAGGGCGTAGGTATCGCCGTGTGCAGCATGGGCATCCCATGCAAGGAAGCTACAAAGGATTTCTTTCTTTGTTACCTCACCCGCCGGGTATGCCTTTTCCCAATGCCTGATTTTGGCTTTCATCCGTTTGGCGCTGTCCCGACGCAGCTTTTGGACGACCGCGCCGGTTTCAGTCAGATACGAATGGAACCCCAGAAAATCAATGCCGTTCCTCAGTGGGAAGATAGCCGTTTTCTGGTTCAGCTCCAAACCGTACTCGTCCATGAGCGCCCGCACATCCTTCAAGATGCACTGCAACTTCTGCTTGTCCGGGCAGATGATGTAAAAATCATCCATATACCGGCCATAGTATTTGATGCGGTACTTTTCTTTGATGATGTGGTCGAACTCATCCAAAAACATGAGGGCGAAAAGCTGGCTGGTCTGATAACCCAGCGGCAGACCATCTTCCATCACGTCGATGTAGATGCAAAGCAGCTCGTAGATACGCGGGTCAACGCCGCGCTTGTCCAGAACCACCTTGAGCTTTCGTTTCAGCTTTTGGTGATTGATGCTGGCGAAGAAGTGCCGGACATCGCCTTTCAGCACCCAGCCGTCTGCGCCGCGCCCACTCCGGCGGTAGTAGTCCACCATGTGGGTTTTCAGGCGCATCAGGCCGTCGTCCGTGCCTTTGTCCTTCTGGCTGGCAAAGCTGTCCCGGATGAAGCTCTTGGTCAGGACTTCATACAGGATGTTATCTACCAGCGCGTGCAGCACCACTTTGTCCACGAATGCCGGTGCGTGTACAACGCGCTTCTTCGGCTCATAAACATAGAACACTTCAAAGCGGCTCGGCGTGTAGCATATCTGCTGCCGGATGTCCCCGCCCGGCTGCCGTACACTGCGGACGGCCAGCTTGCGGGACAGCTTTTCGGTACAGGCCAAAGCGCTGGCCTCATACTGGATCGTTTTGCTCTTACTGCGCTTTCCTTTTCGGGCTTCGAGGTACGCATTGTAAAGCGTCTCGAAGCTGCACAGTTCTTCGTATGTCAAACTTGACCCTCCGCTGGTTCGCTGCTGCGGTAGTGGGCTGCATCCCCGCAGGGATGGCCCACCTCAGCGGGATGTGTTTATCACTTGCCTGCATCGGCAAGCGACGGGATGCGGTTTCCTTTGGCTGTTGCACTGCTTTCGGCAAACGCCTACTCGTCTCGCAGATCAGCCGGAGCGGGGCGAACACCATAGGTGTTGTTGTAGTTCCAGTTGTCGTTGGAGCCATCAGACTTGACAGTCCAGACGTTGTTGCTGTTGTTGGTGTTCGGAGATCGCAGCCACCATTCGGCAGCGTCAGAATACAAACCGCACCCCTATTGCAGAACAGTTTCCTGTTATGCTGTTTTCTGCTCCTGCTTGGCAAAGACAACCTGAAGCGCTTTGGCAAGCATTTCAAGCCGTTTCTTCTCTGCTTCCTGCCGGAGACTTTCTGCCCGGTCACGTTCGGATTTGAGCCACTTCATGGCCGGGTATTTTACATCCGTGATTTTCTTTGTCCAGATACCGGCTTTCTTTGCGCTGATGATACCATCCTCTGTGCAGAGGGTCAGGTATTCCAGCAGCAGAGAGCAGCCGTCCACGACCTCGCCGATCTTTTCAATCCGCTTGTCGTACTCCGTGGCAAAGTTCACGTTGTTGGCCGCATGGGCATCCAGCAGAATCTTCTTAGCCGTTTCCCGAATGTCCCTGCCGTAGAGGTTGAAGGTGCTTTTCGTAAAGCCTTCTTTCTCCCTCACATCAAGGGCATGGACAGCGGTTGTGCAGACCTGCTTCATTTCGCGGATGTCCTCAAGCGCAGCGGCTTTCTGAAATACCTTCCGGGCATCGCTCCGGCTGATGTCGTCCGAAACGATGCGGGTCGCCCTCTTGGTATACCTCAGCAGCTCCCGCGCTTTATTGCCAACCAGAAACGGTTGTTCAGCCATATCAGAACTCCACCCTCGCCTGATCTGCGTCCCACACGCCGGTGACGGTCAGGCCGTCAAGGCTGCTGAACGTGGCGCTGAACGGGTTCTTGGTGACGTTCGTGCCGAACTTCAGCTCAATGGCCTTGATGCTGGCGTTCATAGCTGCCACACTGGCACGGATGTCGCCGTGGGCGTTGGCCGCTTCGTTGTGGGCATCTACCGCCGCGCTGATGCGCTGGTCGGTCTCGGCCTTTTTGTAGCCGTCCACATCCCACCGCTGGCTCTCGGTCAGGTGGCCGTCTGCATCCAGCGTGGCAATGCCGCCCGGCACGCCGATCTGGTCAGTGCGGACAACATCTTCATCCGGCGCCTTGCCGGGGCCTGCGTTAAAAGAACCGTATGCCATTTAGGTTCCCCCTTCCTGTGCATCCGTGTATTTCACGGTGCTTGTAATGTGATACTGTGCAGAAATTTTCTCGGTCGGAGCTTTGGCGGCCCTCAGCCGCAGCTTTCCTTCGAGGCTTTCGGTCGCAATAAAGCCCACCGCACCCGCCACATCGTAAAATTCCGGCAGTACCGTAACATCCACAATGTCGGTAGCCAACAGGCCCGCAATAGGGATGTCACAATAAAAATAGCCGGGGAAAGAATCATCTTCGCCCCAGCCATCGACCGGAATCGTAAAAGACACCGCAGCCGTGACATCCTGCTTTTCGTGCAGGATGTCATCAGTTTCCTCGAATCCGTTTGCAGTTGCTTCGGAAAGGTCTCCGAGTGCGGTGTTGCACTGCTTGATGTGGCTGCAAAGCGCGGCAAGCCCTGTGCCCAAAAGCGTTTTGACCTTCGCTTTTGCCATAGAGCTTACCTCCTCATGTCTTAGTCAGCCAGCAGAGCGGCGATCTCCTCTGCGGAGAAGTCCTCCACATCCTCGTCGTGCAGAACATTCTCCGGCTCGGTGTACACGACGACTTCCTTGCCGTCGATGTTCACATTGCCGTTGGTGGAGCTGGCGGCAGTCTTGGTTGCGCCCTCAGAGACACCGGCCAGCTTTTCGCCCTCGGCATCGGTCATCAGGCGCTTGCCGGTCTCAGCAGCCACGAAGTCGGCAGGCTTCTTACCGCTGTCGGTCAGATTGCCCTCGCCATCCAGTGCAGCAAAGTTGCCGGTGGTGGCACCGGTGACCTTATCGGCCTTGCCGGAGATGTCCACTTCCTTAGGGGTGGGAACATACAGACCATCATCCTTCAGAATCAGGGCGTTGCCGACAGCAGCGGAAACATTGACCTTGACATCCACCTCATAACCAGCGATGGTAACGGTGGTGGATGCATCCTTGCCGGTGGTCTTTGCGGCGTAGGTATCGACCAGAGCAGCCATGTTCAGGAAAGAGTAGGTGCAGCTGTCGGGGTTCTCACCCTTGACGGCCAGAACCATGACCGGCTTGCCGTCCAGCTTGGGGTCGGTGGCGCCGGGATAGGTGGTGTCGGAGAACTTGAACTTGCCGACGAACGCGGTCTTGGTCTGGTCGAGGAACATCTCGGTCGGGAAGTCCATGGAGAAAGCAGCTGCGCCGGTCATGCCGGTGTTGGTGTAGAAGTTGACGGTGTTACCTGTCACCTTCACGGCCTTAATGGCGGCGTTGGCAGCGGTCTCGACCGGGGTGAAAGCGTCCTTCTTGACGAAAGTCTTCTTGATCTCGGCGGTCAGGTTGCGGATGGTGGTCTTGGTAGAAATCTGCTTAGACATAGTAGTGTTCTCCTAAAATTATTTCAGCATATCAACGATTTCCTGCTGCGTTTCTTCCTCGTTCAGCAGGTCTTCGCTCGTCATAACGGTTTCTTTGCGGACAGTCAGCGCGTTTGCGCTGTCAAAGTCAAGGCCTTCGCCAATGCGGACGGCAATAGCGCCGCTCGCGTCACGCTTCAAGCCCTGACCGATGCTTACGCTACCGGTTTCACCCGAACCACCTCCTTTCCCGAACAGGGTTACGGTCGCCTGAATGTCTGCTTTCGGGATGCGCTGAGAAAAGAATCTGATGAAACCATCATGCGTTTCGCACCCGTTCAGGACACCCGCTTTGGTCGTAGTATAGAAACTGCCGGGAGATACAACGCCAACGGGTACAAGCTCACTGGTGCTGTCCGACAGTTCTGCATCATAGATACACTGGTAGTAATCCATACCACCGGCATTTTCGTAATCATCCTCGCTGCGGGCGGGCTTCCACCCGTCCGCTGCAAGAGTGAGTTCGTAGGAGCCATAGTAGCCGCCGCCCGTACCGCCGTCCACCTGCTCCTTGATAAGGGCCTTGACCTGTTCTTCGTTCAGGATTTCCCCGGATTCAGACAGGTTCTTCACGGCAGCGCTGACCGCTGCCGTGATGGTCGCTGCATGGGCATCAGCGGCGGCGTTGTGCTTCTCAATTTCCGCCTTGACCATCTTTGCGAGAGCCTGCATCTGCGGGTCAACGGTAATGCTGATATTGGCCTTGTTCGACACAGCAAGCAGCGCCGACAGCTCAATCTCAAAATCGCCGTTCACTTTCGTGGACGGGACCTCTACTCCGCGTGCATCCTGCATAATAAACAGGAGTGTTTCTGCATCGTCGTTCAGCCTGCCGTAAACGCCCACCTGATGCATGATGTACGTTTCATCTGCACCGGTGATCTGGATTTTTCCCCGCCGAGCCGTCTCACCGCCGCTTTCAACGGTTTCGATGTCCAGCAATTTCAGGTCATGTGTTTCGCCGCTTACCCCGGTTTCCCCCGAAAGGTCTGCGTCAGCCGTACCGGTGCCGCTCACAGCGCGGGTGATTACCAGCGCACCACCGGAGAGAGATTCCGACAGCAGGGCGGCACCGGCGGCGGTGTAGCTAGATTTTTCCCAACTCACGTTGTCTGTCCTCCAATAACAATGTTTATCGCCGTGTGCGACCGTTCAACGGTGCCCGCCGTAAAGGCTCGTGCTTTCACTGCCTTTGCTTCAACGGCACCGGGCAGCGCCACGGCAACCTGCATTTTCGATCTTCCGACCGCACCGGCAACATACGCCTTTGCGCCGATTTCCCGCGGCTTGATCCTACCGGGGACCTTTACGGTGCAGGATGTCGCCATGCCGCTGGGTGCTGCGGCGATGTAGGCAGGCGACCGTTCATGCGGTTCGACGATGTAGATGATGTGTTCAAGGTGAGCGGTACAGCGCCGGGCATAACCAAGGCGCTTTTCAATTTCTTCCGGTGTGTAGTAAATGACACCATCATCGGTAATGTCTACGTTCATTCGCCAGTAGCCCGGCCTTCCTCCGTAGTCATACCATTCACTTATTTTCACATTCGGATAAATCGAGGCCAGCGCCTTTTGGACTGCCCACTCCGTTCCGCAGTACCGACGGACTTCCAGCGCAGTTTTGATGATCCTGCGCTTTGTTTCAATCGGATAGCTGGTGTCGTACCAGTCAACGCGGAACTGAACCGCAAGAATATCCAGAACCGCCTCATCTGCACGGTCAATATCCGTGTAGATTTTCAAGCGTTCGGCAGCTTCCAGTTCCTTCTTGCGCCGCTCCCTGAAAACTGCATCAAGGATCTGTACCCATGGTTCTTTGGTAACATCAGGCGGTAGCCCTTCGACTAGGCCGACTTCGTGGAGTTTAATCATCTTCGATTCCTCCGTATGTCACCTTGCAGCTTCGGAGCTTTGCCACCTGAATTTCGGAGACGGTTGTTTCGACCGGTGCCAACAGACGTGGTCGTTTCGCGCCAGCTTCCCGTACACGCATAATCAGCTCCGCCGGTTCGATGTCCCGGCCGATTTTTCTCTGCCAGGTTTCATACTCCTTCACAGCTGCTTCCACATTTTCCTGAATCGTCGATGCATTCTTGACATTGCTCAAGGCAATATGGTAAGTAAGCTCGATGTCATACGGGATTTCTTCCGGCGCATGGCAAAGAACCAGATCACCCATCGGTCGCTTTACCGTGTCGAAATATTCCTGCATTCCGGTACATTCTTCCCTTGTCGGAACTCTGCCTCCGGCCATCAGAAAGTAAATGTGGATCGTGTATCCTTCCTTGCAAACGATCTTCGTATCTGCCACATCGGACCGCCAGCTCGATGCAAAGTATTCATAGGCATCCACCGGACCGGCCACGGAGAAAATCGAAGGTGCATAGTTGATACGTCTGGTAAATGAATCGTCACCTTCCGTATCCGTACCGCCCGTGCTTGCCGAAACACTTTTTGCCCCGGACACATACGGGATAGGATCCACCAGCACATTGATTTCGCCTTCGGCAATCCCATCGCTGTTGCTTCCTGCCTCATCCGCCACGGCAACTACGTCCACGGTCAGTTCGCCGGGTAAAATCTCCGCATACTTTTCGGTTTTGAAATACCGTTTGTCTGCCGTTCTCACCTGTGTTCCTTCCGGGATTCCGGTTGCACTCGTTCTCGGCGCAGACAGTGTGAATCGAATAACCGCCGTGGCTTTTCCGGCTTCCAGGCGTTCCACTCCAACAAGCGGAGCAAGGTTGTCCAAATTCGGCCCCGTGCTCGTAGGCAGCAGTTCCGCTTTCAGACACGCCGTGCTGTACTCCATGTTGTGATGCGAACGATGTGCCAGTGTCAAAAGGACAAGCCGTGCTTCAGAACACCGTTCCAACGATACCTCACCGTTGAAAAGTTCTTTGTTGTACTTGCCAAACAGTGCCTTGCAATCGGCCACAGCTTCTTCCAGCGTTTCTTCGCCTTCAATGTCGATGTCCGGGATGTTCTCAAACTCTTTTATTTTAGACAAGCTCGTACACCACCTTTGGAATTACAACGCCATGCAGCACATCACTGTCCAGCCAGTCCACCCGCACCACTCTTGCCCGCGGCTCAAACGATGCGGTTTTCTCTGTTACCTCAGCTACATATAATCCCTTTGCCACCGGAAGTGGCTTATCGACAAATATGTTTGGATCGATTCCGAGTTTTCTGTCGCCCTCTTGGCTCCCGATTGGTGTGGAATACAGTGTGCGAAGGCACTTTGCAATGTCCTGCACTTCTTTTTGTTTTTCGCTGTCACCGGACAGCTCAACCACCGTGCTGCTGAAGTCGATCATATGTACTCCTTTATGGTCAGGCTCACCTTGCACTGCATCAAAAGCCCGTGTTTTATCACCGAATCCCAGCTGTCGCTTATTTCAGTGACCCGAAACTTGTTTTGCGATACCGGTGCAAACCCGATAATCAGGTAATGAATCTCTCCGTTCTCTGACATTTCTGTCACACGGTTCAGCATCTTGCGAGGATTCACGCCGAGTGCTGCATCCAGAAGAATATCAAAGGTGTACTCTCTCAGTTTCGGTGATAAATACTCTGCCCGTGCTTTTCCTCCCAGAACTTCATGTTCCGCCCAGTTTGCGCCGGTCGTTCCCTTGAAGTTTGACGGGGTGAGCACACGCAGGTGTCCCACGGAGAAAATCACATCGCCGAAAATTCCAACATACATTCCAAAACCTCCTTACAGGGGTGCGGATGTTTTCTTGCCAAGGTTTCCGGTGTGCGTATGCGATACCAGCGATTTGCCGGACACAACAACATCGCCACCTCCGCCCTGGATGTTCACGGTTCCAGCGGTCGCATTGATGGTCGATGCCGTCATTTTCAATTCGCCGGATGCTGCAAGCGTGATTCCCGCCGGGGATGTCACCTTGATTTCTCCGCCCTCGCTGATGGTCACGGTTGCACCGCCCACCTGGATCTCAAGACTTTTCGCCTTCAGGATTTTCTTTCCGTCCACATAGTCGGTCAGTTCTTTTGCATTTGCATCAAACTTCCGATATGCCTTTCCTCGTGAGTTGGCATAATCCTTTCGGTAGACTTTTTCTTTTCCTTCAGGCGGTTTGTTCTTTTCATTCCAGACGGTGCCCACCACAACAGCATCCTCCGGGCTTTCTCCTGGATGCAGGACAAGTACAAGATCATCAACTTCCGGTGTCTGGTACTCGCCATTGGACAGAAACGGCACCATTTCCGTAACGGTGTTGTCCCTGTCTGGGTAAGTAACTTCGCACTTTCCAGCCTCATAGTCGATAGAACTCACATTGCCGAATCTCACTTCACTGCTCATGCGAAATCCTCCTTTTCCACTTTGCTGGCCTTGACCTGTGTTTTGTAGCCGCTGGATGGAGATATACTGTGTTCCATCTGATCAACGAAATACTTTCCGTCCATCTTTCCATAGCCAACTAGGTTAAAGCACTGCGCTGAAGCGCCGGCCGGATAGCCCAACATCGTAAAACTGATCTGGGTTGCTCCGTGGTTGGCATTCTTGATGGCCGCTATCAGGCGGGCTTTTGCGTCTGCCTCGCTGCTTACCTTTCCAGTAAGTTTAAGCTGGCGTTCGTCCGTGCCCACCTTGACGTTGATATTGATTTTTTTCTGTTTGTTGGTGTAGGTATAAAGGCCGCCCGTGTATGTTCCAGTCAGCTTTGTGTTCCACTTGAAACTTCCCGGCTCAACGCACAAGGCCATCGAATCCCCAACCGGCTGGTGTTCATACACCGTCCAAACGGGATCCTTCGCCTTGTACTTTTCCCGGTCGTACACCCAGAGCTTTGAAGTGTAGACTTTGATAACCAGTGCATAGGTGCTGCACAGATCTTGCAGAAAGGCACTATCTGTTCCGTCCTGTTCCTTTGCATCAATGCCGTGGTCGTCTCCCTCAAACTTCAGCTCCAATTTGTAACGGCCTGCAATGGTTTCAGCGATTTTCTTTACGCTGGTGTTCTTCCATGTAAAGGTCCGGTTTCTCTCGCTGAAGCTGGTGTCGTTCGGCTTTGCCACGCCGCCCATCGTCAGCGAATCAGGTGCACCGGCAAAACTAAGATCATCCAGCACGAATGCCCCGCACTCGGCGCTGTAATCTCTGTAGCCGCTCTCAATGCCCCCGATATTCCAGTCCTTTACAACAATAGCCGGGTAGAGCTTCACGCCCTTTTCCGGCATCCAGTCATTTTTCCATTTGGCAGCTTTGGCATTGACTGTAATGCTCACACTGTCGCTTTGGGATTCAGCCACATCCGTGTACTTGAAACTTTCCAGATCAGGTGCGATTTCTTCCGAAATATCGGTTTTCTCGTAGGTCAGAAGAACCGCAGCCTGCCTTCCTTTGGGTCTCGCTGCTGTCAGTACCATCATGCACCTGCCTTCCAGGGCGGAAGGTCTCCGCTCTTTTCAGCCGGCAGAGCTGGTGTTGACAGCACCGTGCCGGAATCGAACCGGACGATATGGATATATCTGGGGTTGTTCTGCATCAGCCAATCGGCTTTCAGCTCGCTTCCGTACACGTTCAGGGCAATCAGATCCCAGGTGTCACCGGACTTTGTGGTGTAATCAAGTGCCATACTGCGTGCGCCTCTTTTCGCGTTCGTACCGTTCCACATACTCGCAGAACTTCTCGTAACCTTCGTCCATAATGGAACGTAGATCTTCGGCATTCATGCTGCCGTAGATGGTGAAGTTTGGTGCATAAACATATGTGTTTCCGCTGGAACTCGTATAGGTACGCTGGTAGCTGTTGCTCGATCCACCGCGCTGGTTCCCGGTGCTGCCACCAGAAGCATCTTCGCTCCCGCCGATGGGCTTCAGCTCTACTTCCTGCTGGTAGTTCTGAAGGTCTGCCAGCATCGACAGATTTTGCCTTGTCAGTTCGCTGTTTCCAGTCGTCGGGAAGAAGTTTACATTGCTCAGGTCGTAGTTGTCCGGGTTTGCAGCGTATTCCAGCTTTGCCTTTTCCGCATCTGCTCCCCGGATAAACCGGATTGCCTTCTGAGTATTTTCGTTTGCAAGAACAGACTTGGCACCAGCAATCACTTTCCCGATTCCGGTGTTCAGCAGCTGTTGGGCTTTGCCCTGGTCATCCGACACGGTAGGTGTCGGCATTGCCGCCAGAGTTTCCAGCCCATCTACTGCATAGTTGGCGATCTCCGTGATACGGCTGAACGCCACACCAGCGTCGGACCCCAGTACCAATGCCGCTGCAATAGGCTGAACCATAGTGTCAAAACTTTGAGCCACCTGGTTGTAATACTGCTGGCGACGTGCTCTGTTGAAGTCGATCAGGTTAGAATCTTCTTCTGTAAAACCACCGTCCGCGAACATCTTCGGCTTTCTGCCGGGCAACCCCAGCAGATCACCCAGACCAACGCCCAGCAGCTTACCAGCGGTCAGCCAGGTATCAATGTTCTTTTCACGAACGCCGCGCCGGAAGCTGATAACGGCTTCCGGGCCAGCCTCACCAGCAATAGACGGTCCCTGCGTCATGCCGCCGTTGGCAAATGCCGGGACAGACACGGGTGACAGGTTGAATCCGAACGACTTGCCGCCGATCACCGGAACCGGGATGCCGAACAGCGTTTCCGGGATTGTGAGCTGAATTTTGTTCAGCGCTCCAATGATGAAGTTGACCGCCTTCACACCGATGGTCGCAACCTGCTTCAGGAAGCCGATGATGCCCAGAATCACAGGCTCTACCACCGGAAGCGCCTTACCTACCAGATCCACCGCCACCTTGATGGCGTTGACCAGAGTTGTGCCCACCAGACTGACCACCGTGGACAGCAACGGCATAACCGCCGGGATGCCTTCATTCACGATAAAGCCGAAAATCTCAGTCAGCACCGGCTTGATGTGGTTTACTCCCAGATCTACAATCTGAGAGAACACACCGGCGAATGATTCAATCAACGGCATAACCGTCTGAATGGCAGGGGTCATAGCGCCGAACACGTCACCCAGGTTCAGCCCTCCGATACTGAAACCTGATAGCTTTTCCTGGATGCTCTGCAAGCCCTCCGGGGTAGTGAGCTGCCCGAACACCTGCTTCACGGTGTCGCCGATACCCGCTATCTTTCCGGTGAATTTGTCAAAGACTGCAAGCCCGCCTTCGCCAAATACTGTTCCGACGATGTTGCGGATGTCCTCGAAGTGATCTCCCAGCAGTGAAACCGCCGCAACGATCGTACCGATACCGGTAATAACGGGGCCGAATGTGCCAAGCAGCGACATAAAACCGCCGCCCAGTTTTGCGGCCACTGGGCCTACCGTCGTACCCAGTACGTTCAGCCCTGCGCCGCCGACATTCAAAGCTCCCTTCACCGTGCTCAAAGCGCCGCCGCCGATTTTGGATGCTGCACCCGCCACCTTGCTGCCGACACCGAGGACGGTAGAACCCACTTTGGACTGGCTGACGGTCTGCCATGCATTGGACAGCCCATTTCCAATGACCGTCTTTCCTGCACCGAGGAAATTTTTCACTCCACCGGCCATACCTCCAAGGTCAAGACCGTTCGGTCCTGCAACGCCGGAAAGAATCTGTCCCGCAACACCGCCGGTCTTGGCGATAAATCGTCCAACCGGATTGCCGCTTCCGAACCCCACCAGAGCATTTTTCAGGCCGCCCAGCGATTGCCCGACATTGGAAACATACCTACCGGAGCCGGAGTTTTTCAGCACGCCCAGCAGGCCACCGTTCGTGCTAGCTTCCAGCACATCATTTACAAAACCGGTGTTTCCTTTCTTGGTTCCGCTTCGCAGGCCCTTGAAATTTTTCAGTGTTGCCCAGATGCCGACACCAGCGCCGTCCAACGTCTGCCCAATTTTTCCAAGGCGCGTTGTGGGCTGCTGCGCTCCGGCACCGGCCATCTGAACGCCGTACTTTGCATTTTCAGCAAACATTCCGGCATTCGATTTTACAAAGGATGCGCCACCAACTGCCCGTTGGATCAGGCTTGTGGGTGTCAGTGCGCCCATCAGGTTTCGGACAGTGATGCCGCCGAATGTTCCGCCGGGCGCACCGCTCGGTTTTCCGCCGATTGCAATGTTCCCAATGGTATTCAGCAGCGAGGATCCTGTGCTATAAGCCGTCGGCGCAAAGCTCATGGCTCCGAACGCCGCAACAATGGCCGCAATGGCTCCCGCCACCTCCGGCCCGTGTTCTGCGGTGTAGTCGATGCCTTTCTGAATCCACGGCAACGCTGCCTGTGCCGCATTGCCAATTCCAAGCAGTGCGGAATGCAGCATCGGCAGAACACCGTTGACGATATTGGACAGATCCGGCAAGCTCTCGGTGATACCGTTTGCTATGTCGATCCACATGGAGGTCAGTTCTTTCTTTGCCGGAAGGAACTGATTGCCCACATTGATAAGCAGGCGGTCTGTCGCGTTGCTTGCCATCTGACTTACCGCTTCGCTGGTGTCCAGACGAACAAGCAATTCTTTCTCCATGCTGCCGCTGTATGCGCTGGTATCACCAGCCATAAGCAAGGCATTCTGGAATGCAGGCAAGTTGCCCACAATTTTTGAAACGCCCTCAATGGCCCACTGTCCAAACAGCGTTTTGATGGTCGCAGTCTGCTGGTACTTGTCCTGTTTCGAGATTGCCTCAAAGACTTTGTACAGAGTGCTTGCTGCACCATCTTCTCCGTTCGGCCCGGTGGACTGCATATCCTTTGCAATCTGCACAGGATCAAAGCCGAGTCTGTTCCATGCGCCCACCTGCGCATCCGTTGCACTGTTGCCAAGGGTGATGTTTGTAAACACACGGTTCAGGCTTGTTCCAGCCTTTCCCTCATTAACGCCCATAGCCAGCATGGTGGCTGCCAGCGCAGAGGTCGTGTGCAGGTCAACGCCGGCTGTCTGGCCGACACCGCCGGACGTATTCACCACGCTGGCGATTTCCGCCGCCGTGGTGGTCATGTGGCCGCCCAGATAGTTGATGGAATCTGCAATGTCGATAATCTGGTTGTGGGTCTTACCAAAAGCGGTTTCCCACTTTGCCATATAATCGGCCGCAGACTTTGCATCAATGTCCCACGCGGCAGCTAGCCGGGCCGTATCGTACAGGTAGCTTTTTTCTCCGGTTTGCTGGTTATCCAGAAAGATTTGCTCATAGCTCTTACCGGACTGTCCCAGCGATGCGGCGATCTGCGCCATCTCGTCCCGTTTGATTGGGACCTGCGTGGTCATCTTGAGGATCGCGTCCTCCATGGTGGCACGCTTTTCCGGGTCAATGCTGCCGTCATCGTTCATGATGCCGCCAACATACTTGACTGCATCTGCCGCCTGGGCTTGGTATTCCTCTGCCATGGAGGTTGTCTTTTTAATCATGACAGCGGACGCAGTTGTCAGCGTCGCCATGATTCCAAGCCCTGTCTTTCCGATTACGCCCAGAGTGTTTGCTACCGTGCTGCCCAGCGACTTTGTTCCCGTCAGTGCGCTCGCCAGATCACCGGTCAGCCCCTTCGTCTGCTTTATTGCAGTTACAAGGGATGGGTCCACCTTGCCCATGATGCGGATGCTGAGGTCTAGTGCTCCATTTCCCGCCATACGTCTGCCACCTCGTTACACAGATCCACCAGCTCCCGCCGGGGCAGGTGCAGCAGATCCGTCATGTTGGAATGCGTGGCAATGGATAGCTGGATAGCTGCTTTCCGAAGTCCTTTTGCCCCGCCTTTTACTCGAAAAAATCAGAGTTTACGGCATCGCGCAGCTTGACCGCCTCGCACAGCGGCAGACCGGCAAAGAAGTCCACCGGGTAGCCGGTGCCCATGCTGGCGATGATGCAGCAGTACAGGTAGTTGCGATGCGTATTCACCGGTGCAAATCCGCCCGCAGCCATACGGTTTTCTGCCATAGATTCGCTCATAGTGTTCAGTTCGCCCACGCCGGACAGGTCGATGCTGTCAAAGGTCTTACCCTTCAGCTCAGCCTTTTCGCTGCCCTCGTAGGTGTAGGGCGCTGCAAACTTCAGGGTGTGAGATTCCAGCTGTTTTTTCACTTCATCGGCGTTCTCGCTGTTGTCCATACCCTTGACGACCGCTGCCTGCACTTTCTTGATCTTGCCACGGGGCATGAGCTTGAAGAACTCCACAGGCTTACCGGTGGCCTTAACGGCCATTTCCTGTGCAAAAGAAGTGGTCATTTCCATCACGGACATGGCCGCCAGCTCGTTGCCGATGTTTTTCTGAATGTCGATCAAGTCCTGTACGGTCATCTTCTCCATGCCGGACAGATCCAGGCTGTCGTACTCCTTGCCCTCGAACTTATAAGGTTTATCGAACTTCACGATATTTTCCATTGCTGTTTCCTTTCCAAAAGACAGTCAGCCGCCCCACGCCGGGACGGCTGACTTCTTCATGTATCGGGTTTAGATAAGAGCGTTGATCTCGGCACGCATATCCTCGCCATCAACATAGTAGCGGCCCGCAAACTTGTCGATGTCGATAACAGTAGTGCCGTCAACTTCCATCAGGTAACGGGTGACTTCCAGCGTGGTGGTGCTGCCCATGGTGTCGGCACGCTTCAGCTTGCCGGGATCCAGCTCCTTGGGACGACCACCCAGGACGACGCGCAGGCCCTTGTAGGTGTAGCCGCCGTTCTTGTTGTCGTTCTGCATAGCAGCACGCAGGGTGATCTGGATGTTCTTGTTGGGGTTCATCATCTTGGTGGCGTAGCTGTACATGGTGTTCCAGTTCAGCGTTGCCTCCATGGATTCAAACTGACCGGGCACGGGAGAATCGACTTCGCCCGCAATGCCCATGCCGGACACGGAGGTGGTCTTGTTCTTGATCTTGGGCAGGGTGATTTCATCCGCCAGACCAATGAGCAGGTCATCTTCCGTGTACGCATTGTAGTCATTGATGACCTGGGGAACCAGGTCACTGGAAATATTCAGAGCCATAGGTCATTCCTCCTGCTTACAGAGACAGAGCCGAGGTCAGTGCGCCGGCCTCATACTCCATGGTGTTGTTGATCTGCTTAAAAGGCGGGAACGGCGTGCAGAACTGATAGAAGGAGTAGTGGCCTGCAACCAGTTCAGCGGTCGTGTTGCGGTCGGGGTCTGCCTTCATGCTGTAGCTGGCGCACACCTCGGTAGAGACATAGACACTGCCCTTCATGTTCTCGCTGTCGATGATGGACTGAAGGCGCTTCTTGTTCATGGGCTTATCCAGCTTGCTCATGTTGTCCAGAACAAAGCTGGTCCAGGAGTGGTTGAAGAAGCGGCGGACACAAAGGAAAGCGTCCTTCGGGTCGGTGTTTTTCGGATAGCAGCAGGTCTCATTGCCCCACACAACAAAGTCGCCGGAGCGGATGAAGGTCGCCACGCCCTGCTCATTCAGAACATTGCCCTGCTCCTGATCCATCAGGACTTCGGTGCCATCTTCCAGGCAGGCGGAGGAAATGGGTACGCTGACATTGGACGGGCTGGCATTGGGCGTGTCGTTATACATGCTGTCGTTGTAGACTGCCGCAGCAGCAGCCAGAGAGCTGCCGCTGTAGATGGTGCTGCCGATCTTGCCGTACAGCCACAGGGCATATGCTTCACGAGAAGTTGCCCCCTGCTTCACCTTCTGGTTTGCAACGTCGGTGTACTTGCGTGCACCGGAAGCAGAACTGTCAATGTCAACAAAGCACACAGCATCGAAAACGCCGTTGATCTTGCGGCACTTTGCCTGAAGTGCAGCACACACCATAGGATCCTTGGAGAAGCGGGGTGCCAGCAGAATGCCAGGAACCATGCCCAGCTTGGGGAATACCTGTCTTACCACTTCCAGGCCGGTCTCTGCGCCGGTGGCCGCATTCACGCCGCCCACGATGTCGGCAGCGGTGATCTTGGCCGGGTCCAGAATGGAGCCGGAAACAGTCAGGGCCGTTGCGCCGTCGCCTTTGCCGCCGTTGACCAGCGCAACGCTCACTGTGCCGTCGTCGTTGAAGCTGGCCGTATAGTCCTCGTCCGCCGTAAGTACGGTCTGCTCTTTCTTCACAACCAGCTTTTTCAGCAGGATACCGGTCTCGTCGATCTCTGCAATGCCATCATTCACCTGCACAGTCTTGTTGGACAGCTCGGTAATATGCTTTGCATTTGCAGGATCCAGGACGTTGACCACGACGATGGGGGAAATGCCCATCACCTGGAAGCTGGCACTCACAGCCTCGCACAGGGTGTACTTTGCGAAATCACTGGAATAGCCCACTGCGGCGGCAGCCTCTTTGAAGGTGTTCACCAGCAGCGGCGTGTTTACTGCCGCTTCCGGGTCATCCAGCATATTAACGGGGGCCGTGCCCACAACAATCTGCAGGCCGGAGTTGACCGTTACCGGAGCGGTGACGCTGGTCGCCGCTTCAGTCTTGTTAAAGCCATGCGAAATAGCCATCTGTCGTATCCTCCTTACTTCATCAGGGCAGCAGCCTTGTTGCAGAGAATATTTTCTCTGGTGCCGTCCTGTTCCAGTTTCACCCGCATTTCAGCGAGCTTGTCCAGCGGAACGATCAGTGCCTTCAGAAGCGGCACCTGTTCCACTTTTTCTTTCAGCTTGTCGGGCAGGCCATCCACGAAAACCGTGTACTGCGGTGCGATACCCTTGATAGTCGGGCCGCAGTATGCCACGGGGGCCTGCACCTGCGCTGCGGCCTGTTCAGTCTGATTTTCCTGAACTTCTGCCGCTGCTTTCTTTTCAGTGCCCATATTAAATCAACGCCTCCACTTCTTCATTTTTCAGTGCGTTCGGGGTCTTGCAAATCAGATTCACAATTCCCCAGTAGTAGTGATCCATGTCATCGTCTGAAAGCTCCCACTTTCTGGGATAGCCAACCTCAAACGCTCCACCGAAAACCGGCTTGCGCTTGAAGTGCTGCATAATCGCTTCCTTGATGTTCACGGTCTCCACATACCCCTGCCGATCAATTCCACGGTCATAGCTGCAAATAACCAGTTGCATGAGAACCAGCTGCGGATCATGGTCATTATCGACCTCGCCGCTCGATTCGATTACGATGATGCAGGGGTACATGGCATCGTTTGTGTCAATGTCATCATCGTTGTCCGTCTGGGTAGGCAAAAACTGCTTATAGATCTTGAGGGGCTTTTCCCCTTCCTGCCCGGTGAACATCATGCCCCGGAACAGTTCTTCCAGCTCGTCCATCATGGCTTGCTGGCACATTTCGCTGGTATAACCGGTGATTTTCTCGGCCATATCAGATCACGCCCTTTCGCTTTGCATTGGCGATCAGCTGCCGGATGCGCCGTTCGGTGTTGTCCTGAAGCATCTGCTCCACGGTCGTTTCCTGCATTTCCCACACCGTGTGGTGCATCGCAGAGCCGGAAGGGCTGGACATCGTGACCAGCTTTTCGTTCGGCTTCCAGCGTTCTTTTCCACTCTCGGTATAGTCTTTGTCAGCTGGCACGCCCAACTGGCGCTGTACCATGCCGATGTGCTTCGACTTAAACTGAACCAAGAAGCCCTTGCTCCTTTCGCCGGTTCCGCTCAGACCAATCATCGGACTGCCTTTCAGAACGTGTGCCTGAAAAACAGGCGGCGCATTGCGAACAGACGGACCCATGAAGGGCTTTGTGGGGCTGGTTCTGAAATAGCCCAGGTCTGCCCGGAATGCGCCGGGGTCGTTCTTCATGATGGCAAGGATAGCCGTCGGGTGGCGGTTGGTCGCTCTCTGCCGCTGACGCAGATCTTCGATCATACGCCTGCCAGCCGCGTTGAGGTCATAACGGTTCTTAACCTCGGTCAGCATCAGCTTTCGCGTCTGTCTGGCCGTGGTGTTGACCGCCACCTTCAGCGCTGCCGGGGTCTTGTTCGACAACACGCCAAGGGCACGGGACACTTCTTCGTCATTGACGGAAACCGTCATGGTGGAAGCGTCGTAGTTGGTATGGAAGTATGCCACCTTACCTCACCCTTTCCAATTCCATCCGGTAAACTCCCGCCTTCAGGGAGCAGGACTTGATTTTGTAGTCCCGCTTCTTATCCAGTGTGATCTGCTTACCGTTCTTTGGCATCGGGCCGTAGTCTTTCTGTTTCACGAACAGCAGCAGATCGGCCTTATACATTCCCTGGTCAAAGGACTGTTTTGCTCCGCCCTCCCAGTGCGCCGCACGTTCATTTACGCCGGGGTGCTGGGTAATGCAGAGCATCTGCTTATCATCTATGTAGCGTTCTTCTGCAAACTCGTTCAGGTTGAAGAACACCGTTTCCACATCCTGCGCCACATAGTCTTTGAACGTAGGGAGTGGCTTCTGGGTGTCCGGTTCGCCGTAATTCTGGTCAACGTCCAGCATATCAGCAAACCTCAGCCACCAGCCAGGAATCTACCTTATCAGGGATCAGCAGCGGGTGGCTCTGAAGCTCAATGAAGCGACGGTCGGGACGATGCTCCACATAGGTGCGCAGCAGACGGTCACCCTCAAAGCTGTGCCAGTTGCCGCCATCATCCAGATAGTTGCACAGGCCGTAGGCACGCATGAAGTTTGCGTTGCTGGGGATCATCAGCACCATGTTATCGGGAATCAGCGGCTTGGTCTCGCCGGTCGCGTCATCCAGATAAACTTCGTCGTAGCCGTAAACGTCCACACCGGGCAGGTTCAGGTGGCCGTAATAGGTCAGGCCACCTTCCAGCTCTTTGGGTGCCATGGAACCGATGTCGAAGCGGCGCTTGTCCATCAGTTCCAGAATCTTACCGTCAGCCATGAAATTGTCGGCTGCAACCTTGCCCATGACGACCATATCTGCGTTGGCAAAGCCGTTACGGCTCACCAGCTGCTTCCAGTCGCGCAGATTGCCCCAGGGGTCAGCGGCGGACTTGCCCCACTGCTTCGTGCCTTCAAGAGTGATCTTGTTGCCAAAGCCGAAGTCGATGACTTCATCCACGCCCTTGCCCTTGACCTTCAGCTTGCCGGTGGTAAGCACCTGTGCGGCCATCCACTCTTCGCGGCGGGTGGTCATGTCGTTCAGCTGGTTGTATTCCTCAATCAGCTTTTCTGCTGCACGGTCTGCCGGGGTGCGGCCAGAGAACAGATCTTCACCGGGCAGGCGTTCCATGTACTGGTCTGCCGTGCTGATGGTCGCCGGGTTGATAAGGGGCGGTGCATAGGATTTGGTCTCGTAGCCCTCGCTCTGCACGATCTCGCCGCCAGCCAGCGGATGGATGAATGCAGCCATCTTGCGATTGCCCTTGACAATATCAATGTCAACGCGGCGGGTCGGGAAGGTTTTCACGTTGGAGAAAAAGCGATCCCGCAGAAACGTGCGGATCGGCGGGGTGGTGCGAACAACCTCGATCAGGTGCCGAGGCTCATAAATGCTTACTTCATTAGCCATAAATGTTGTCCTCCTTACTTCAGGAAAATGCCAAGATTGCGCAGAGGAACTTCAACGTCGTCTACGCTCACGTTCTTCGGCAGCACAAGGCCAGCAGCGAAAAACTCACCGGTCAGATAAATCGGCACTTCTTTGTCTGCCTCTGCGCTGTCAGCGGTAATACCATACAGGCCGGTAAGAACCGCCTGACCTGCACCGGCTGCATCTGCAACCGGCTTCACTTTGCCGCCCTCGATCAGAACAGGGGTGTGCGCCTCGACCGCCGCACTGGCCGTCTTGGTGGCCTTTGCGATGCCGATGTCGGTTCCGGCAATGAAATATTCCGGGGCCGTGCCGAAATCTTTTCTTGCAAGCTCCATGCTCATAGTTCCATCCTCCTTACTTCACGCCGTTAGCCTTGCGGATTGCATTCATAAATGCCTTGCTTTCCTCATCTTCGGCTTCAGGGTTTGCAGGCGGCGTGTTGTCGATGCTGTTGGCGTTCGAGTTCTCCGCAGCCGCCTTTGCACTCTTCAGATAGTTCTTGCTCTGCTCCCGCTGTTTTGCCTTCATGCTGGCAATGACAGCCTTTGCGAAGGACGCAGAATCAACAGGCTTCGTAAACTTCGCCTCGTTGGCCTGATCTTCCGCGCCGGGCAGAGTTGCGTTCTCGATCTCCTGAATGCGGGTGCGCTCGGCAGTGATAGCCTCATTCTCGATGGTGGCTACCAGATCCGGGTACGCCTTGCGGAGATCATCCGTGGTCTTGATGTCCATGTTTTTTACCTCCCCATGGTCATTGCGTTCCGGCTTTTCCGCCGGGTTCATATTTTCAGTCCGGGTCGCGGTATTGTCCGTCACCCGGCTTCTGACAAAATTGGGCGCTTCGTTAAACGGAGTGTTCATGCTGATGCTGTTGACGAACAGAACACCGTTGCGATTCTCTACAACGGAATCCTCTGCATCGTCGTCCACCTCATCCACAAAGCCTTTTTCCTTGGCTTCCGTTGCCGTCCACCAGTTCGTTTCATCCATCCACTTAGCGCATTCATCCTCGGTCTTGCCGGACTTTTTGGCGTACAGGGCAATGATGCTGCTGCGGATGGTCTCAAGCGCTTTCAGGCAGTTCTTCATATCCTCTGCGGTCAGGTAATCGCAAACGCCCATGCTGACCGGATGGACCATGTAGCTGCCGTCCGCCGCGGCCACAACTTTGTCTGCATGGCAGGCAACGATAGTGGCAGCACTTGCACACAACCCGTCAATGTGGGCAGTCACGGTGGCGGCATTGCGTTCCAGCATATTGCCAATGGCCTGGGCCGCGAAAACGTCACCACCGCCGGAGTTGATGTATACGGTGATTTCTTTCACATCGCCCAGGGCAGCAAGATCATCCGCAAACCGTTTCGGGGTCGCTGCATCCTCCCACCAGCTGCGCTCAGAAATATCGCCATAAAGCAGCAGTTCCGCCTTCTGGTCATCGTCGGCCAGATTGCGGAACTGCCAGAATTTATTATTCGTTGACTTGGGGTTCGTCTGGGAATTGGCTTTGCCCATTGCAGCCTACCTCCTTCATTTTTTCCATCTCACTTTTGCGCTGCCTCATATTGGCCCGCCAGCTTCCGCCGGTCATCTGCGCCGTTTCCTGCTCGGCAGTGGAAATGCCCTGTTCCATGCGCAGGATAGCCGCCTCGATTTCTTTCTTCGCATCCAGATTGGTGCGTGCCGGGCCGTTCCAGTTACAGGCCATATAGGCTTTTGCAACAGCCGGGTCATCAAAGAAGCCCGGCGCATGGATACGTCCACGGGCTACCGCTTCGGCAAACCACTTTTCGTAGGTAGGCTGGCAGAAGTCCGCCGCAAAGCTGTCCCGCATCACATCGCACGTTCTCCAAAACTCGTTCAGAGAACCGCGGCTTGCGGAGTAGTTGGAGCTGAACTTCTTATAAAGTACCTCGCTGGGCACTTCAATACCCGTCGCCACCTGGTTGGACATAGCTGACATAAAGCCGTCATATGTCGTGGTCGGATGTTTCGGGTCAAACGTGTCCGGTGTTTCGCCGGGCGCAAGGTCAAACACCGCAGACGGCGCAAGATTGATTGCCAGTTCATCAGGCGGAGTGTTCGGGTCCTCCGCCTTGTCGGGCGGATCCTCACCAAACGGTGCTCCGCTGACCGGGTTGTCATGCTTGATGAACAGTGTGATGGAGGATGCCACGATGGCCGCGGCTAACTCTGCATCCGTGTATCTGCCCATCTGCTTCATCGTGGGCAGTACCGGTGCCAGCAGGGGAACGCCGCGCCGCTGCCCGGCGCGTTCCCTCTGGGTGACGCACAGGATGTTCGGTTCTCCCGTTTCTTTGTCACGGGCTTCTACCCTCGTCCAGGTCAGAGGCAGCGGATTATCATAGGCCAGCGGGTGCCTGCTGGCTACCCAGTAGGCAATGACTGCACCGCTCTTGTCCGTTTCCACGCCCTGAACGATCTGGTGCACATCAACACCGTTCACCTTGCAGGGGTTCATTCTGTCTGTGCGGTCAGGGCTACACACCTGGTCAGCTTCGATCAACCGGAGCTGCAAAGCATACGGCCAGTTCGTGCGCTCTTTGAACTGCACCGCCGCAAATACGTCACCGTTCATCAGGAAACTGGTAAACGCCAGCGTTTGCAGCCGCCAGAAGTTGTCCATGCCGCTTGCATCACAAGCTGCGCTGTCCGCCCACAGGCTGAACTCGCGGGAGATTTCCGCCTGCAAATGGTCAGCCCGTTCCTCGGTCAGGTGCAGATAGTCCGCATCGACCTGGGGTGTCGGCACAAGGCCGCTGCCCACTACATTAGTGCGCAGGGTCTTGATTGCACCGGCCGCCAGCGGAATGCCCATGTAGGCATCCCGGCTCCGCTTGCGCAGCGTTTCCAGATTATCCTCGATGTCCTCTTTTGCGCTACCACCGCCAACGTGCCAGCTCCGCATAGAGCGGGATGTATGGGAAGCGCCATAGTTCCCGTAACCGGTGCCGTTGTTTATGACAGACAGCGCCGCGCGGGCCACGGCGCGGCGATACCCTTTTTCAGGGGAGATCGCCGCAATGGCCTTATCAAGGAAATTTGCCATGTGCTCCACCGTCCTTACACATCATGCGGGGAAAAGTGGTAGATCCGGTTTCTGCCCCGGCCCCTTTCCTCCGCTTCCGCTTCAGCCACTTTCTTTTCCCAGAAAGCAATGCTTTCCCGGATCTGCTTCAGGCTGGCGCGGGTCAAGACCATCTGCTCGATCTGGTAGCTTTGCCCTGTCGAAACAGCAGCTTCTGCTTCCATCCACATATCAAGATGCCGCTGCGCGGCTTCTTTTGAGATGATCGGCATTGTTCAGATACCTCCTGATCTTCTTCTGCGGTACTGGCGCGGTGCGGTCTGGCGTGGTGCTTCCTCTCCGGGGATCTCCAAACCGGGGGGATTGCTGATTTCCAGCGCCGCCGTTGCGTAGTTCCGAACGTCAAACGCTTCGTTACGTTTCTGTGCCGGGTCTTTCAGCTCCCACCGCTCCACCTTGCGGCCAGACTTCCAGCGTGTGACCTTGTGCTCCGCAGTAAGCATCTTGAAATAGTTTTCGTCATACCCGGCATCCTCTGCCGCCGGGAAGTGGCAGTAGTTCGGGCCTTTGATAAGCACCTTCAACCGGGCAAGGACATGGTTCTTGCCGGTATCAACGCCCAGCGTAAACAGCTCGCCGCCTACGCGGTTGTTCTTTGTGGGGTTGCGCAGGTATGGTACGTCCATACCGCCACGGCCTTTGATGGGCCAGATGTGCCGTTCCTCGCGCTCTTTGCAGAATCGTATGACCTGATCCGGGAAGTGGCCGCCGCTGTCCATGCAGACACACCGCAGGGACAGTTCCGTGCCGTCCTTCTTTTTCCAAGTCTTTGATAGGAAATCGTCCAGATCTGCCCAGACCTGTCCACGTTTCAGGTCGCCGTAGATGCGCTGATACCGGATGCCCCAGCTTTCCTTGCCGATGCCCCAGCCCACGACTTCCGCCTCAAAGCGGTTGTCCTGCGTATCGACACCGGCTGTCAGGTACACCACGCCGTCCGGCACTTCCGCCTCGTAGAACTCTCGGCGATCCAGCAGGTTGTTTGCTTCCACCGTTTCGCCCGGTTCTTCCCACGGCAAGCCAAGGTCAGTGTTCACAAAGACCTGCATCTTCTCGTAGTCGCCGCGCTGTGCATCCAAGTCAGCAGCAATGAAGTCCTCCACGATCTTGTCCCACCCGCAGAGGGTGGAGCCGATCTTGTTCATGTGGAAGCCCCGCACAGACCGTTCCGGGTGTTCTGCGTGCCACTTTCCTTGCAGGCTGTTCTTCTTCCAGCGGTATTCGTTGTCAAGGCAGCCACACTCGGCGCAACGGTATTGCACGCCGCCTTCCGGCCACTTTTCCTTGTCGAACACCATGTTGTCCCAAACAAAGGGCTGATAAAAACCGCAGTTCGGGCAAGGCACCGTCCATTCCTCTTGGGTGGATGCGTTGAACTCGTCCAAAATGCGGCTGTTGTTTTTGTCGGTGGGGGTAGACACCAGCACCGTCTTGTAATCCCAGTAGGTCGTTTGACGCTGTTCGGCCAGCATGACCGGGTCGCCCTCTTTGCCGGCGCTGGCTTTGTAAGCGTCCACCTCGTCCGCCAGCAGCACCTTGATGGGGCGGCCGCGAAGATCGGTCGGGGCGTTTGCGCCAACGATGGTCAGCTGACCTCCGGCAAAGTTCTTTTTCATGATTGTGTTGCCAGAGTAGCGGCTCTTGTTGTCCACAAGGCCCCGGAGCACCGGAGTGTCCCGGATCATGGTAGCCAGACGGTCTTTGCTGAAACTCTCGCCCAGGTTCACCGTGGGCTGCACAATCATGATGGGGGCCGGGTAATAGCTCATGTAGTACCCGATGGTGTTCAGGATCAGCCCGTCCGTCTTGCCGGACTGGGCACACATCATGGCAACCACCTTGCGGATGTGAACATCCCCGATGGCATCCATGATCTCCCGCTGGAAGGGTGCATTGTCCGTATTCCAGCGGCCCTGCGCTGCGGATGCTTCCGCCGACAAGCGGCGGTAGTTATCTGCCCACTGACTAAGGGTCAGGTTCGGGGGCGGCTTCAGCGCACCCAGCGCCCGGCTGAACATCTGTGCAGTCTGCGGTTCCAGGTGGATCATCGCCATTGCTGCCGCCGCCTTTCTTCACACAGCTGCCGAACGGGCAGAACTGCTGGATCTCATTCAGCCGGGTTCCCCAGACACAATCCCGGCATTTATTCTTCCTGCTCATCTTCGGGTTCCTCCCCCGCTGGTGCTGCCAGCGCAATTTCGGGGTCACTCAATTCCACAAGTGCTTCCTGCACTGCTTTTTGCAGAATGTCGTGGGCTTCCGCCGGGTCGGTCAGCTGGGCCATGGTACTTGCGTACTTAGTCGGGATGGTTTCCAGCCTGTTCTTGAAATTTGCAAAGATGGTTTTCAGGGCGCGTTCCACGTCCTCGGTGCGGTGCAGGTCGCCTTGGGCTTCCTCCATCCGCATTTTCTCGATCTTGCCGCGGGTTTCCTCCCTCTCGGCACGGGCAGCAACAAGGCGGGCTTGATCGTCTTTGTTGCCGATCTTGAAGTTCAGGTATTGCCGGACGCAGACCTTCATGTCAAAGACACCGGGCCGGACTTCAGACAGCACGCCCTGATCCCGCAGGTTCCGTACCTGACGGTCAGTGATACCCAGCCATTCGCCAACAGCCTTACTCGTGTACAGCATCTTTGTCACCGTCCCCCGGCTCTCCGATCTCGCCGGTCGCCCGGATGCGCAGCAGTTCAAGCCGCTGCTGTTCGGTTTCCAGGTGCAGCTTGTCCATTTCGTTTTTCTGCATCTGGGCTGCCGCAGACAGGATGCGGCCATGAATTTTGTTCAAGGCTTCCTGCAGCTGCAAGATACGCTGTGCCGGGGTCTCCTTCTGATACATACCGATCTGCTGGTTTGCGCCGTCCCGCTTCCGCTTGCCACGTCCGCCGGGTACTCGCATATCCATGACGCTGGATGTAATCATCTGGTCAGGCGGTAAAGCCTGATACTCTTTGATCTTGTCCAGAATGTACTTTTCCCGGAGCAGCAGTACACCGATTTCGTGGGAAGTCAGCTCGGTGCTGTTCCGAGGCGCATTCTCTACGATCTGTTTTTCTTCCGGGGTGAGCTTGTCAAAGAAGATGGTCGCATAGGCTCCATCCTTCATTGCATTCTCATTCCCGACAGGTGCCCCGCCGCCGGGGTTGCCCACGGCGTTTTTGTTTCCCGGCTGTCCGCCGGGCTTCCGGGGTGCGGGCGGGCCCCACCCGTCCTTTGCCTTCCAGCGGCGGACCGTATCATATTTAAGATGGAGATCGTCCGCCAGCTGTCGAAGATTCACTTCTCCGTCCTTCTCCATCCGGGCAATGTACTCAGCGCGGGCGGCATCGCGCTCATCGCTTCGCCTTGCCATTTGGTTTTCCTCCAATAAAAAATGCCCCGTCTGGCAAATCATCCAGGCAGAGCATTCAGTTTCGCCGCCGGTCCTGCGGCATTTCTTCGGGTCGCTTACAACTTGTAAGCAACAGTGTATGAAAAAGGCCCCTCGGTTCGCCGCCGTGGGGCCTCTCTCCATAATTCCACTGTACTAAGTATAGCACCAAAACCGTCTTATAACGTCTTATCTTTTTCCGGTTGGGGCTTTCAAATGTAAACACTTTATGACATAGCCACCATTTTGCCAGCCCCGGCAAGATGGTCTATCCCGATTTTGTTGAGGTCAACAAGATCACACCGGAATGATTTGTTGGCACCGGCAAAACGTGAGTTGCTTACAAATTGTAAGCGTCCGCCATCCCGGTGACGTTACCGCCATGTTTGCCCCGGACTTACAATTTTTTGACCTGTACCCCCTTTTTCGGGTGTCAAAACGCGGAAGCCCTTCAAAAAATTTGGAACCTAGAAAAATTTTGGGGCTTCGGAACCCGCACCGCGCCCGCCGGCGGGGGGCAGTACCTTTCCGGCGGCGGGGCCGGACGGAGCGACGGCAGGCCGGGCCGGTGCCGGGCCGCCGGTGAGCGGTGCCTAGGGCAGCGGCAGGGCGGAGAAGGAAGGGGGCAGGGGGTTAGATAAGGCGGCTATAGCCTAGCTATTGGCTATACTGCAAAGGCCATATGCCGGTCAGGTAAAGAATCTGACCCCTCCGGCGGCGGGCTGTGGTGGGTGGTTTTTGGCTGTTGGCGGGGTGATCTGCTGCGGCAGGTGGGCGGCAGGGCTGGCGGGGTGCGGTGTCGGTAGGTGCTGGCGGTGGGCTGCTGGCTGCTGTGAGGTCTGGCAGGGTGTGCAGGCTGTGCAGCTTGTGGGCTGCGGGGTCATCGGTGCGGCGCTTGCGGTGCTGTTGGTGTCGGTCTGCTTCTGGCTGGCGGTGCGGGTGGGCGGGGTGATTTGCTGCGGCGGCGGGGTGCCGGCGGGGTCATCGACCGGGCCGGGCCGTCACTGATCCGCACCGATCCGGCAGGCGATCCGGTGCAGCGGGCAGGCAGCAGGGCCAGCGGCGGGAAGATGGGCAAAAGAAAAAGGCCAGGGCAGACGGCGCGGCGTGCGCTGCTGCTCTGGCCTTTGGTCTGCACTGGTGGCAATGGTTCCGGCGGGGTGCGTCCCGGTGCCGGTGGTGGGGCTGATCTGCTGGCGGTGCCGGTGGGCATGGTCAGCGCTGGCACCGTTCCCGCTGTCGGCGTTCCAGCGTCACGGCTGGCGCTGGCGGTGCTCCATCCGGGCCGGTTTTGGACGTTTGCCGGAGGGGTCAGATTCTCCACCTAACGGGAGTGAGAAGCAGGTGTAGGGCTTTAACCTAGCAGACTAGAACTCTCCCCAGTAACCCCCTATAGTCCCCCTTCTTCCCCGGATTCCGCCGGGGTGAATCCATCACGGGTCATTCTTTCGGCACAAGCCTGTAAAATATAGCTTTGCATACTTTGACCCGCTGCGGCTGCGGCCGCTCTGATTTCGTCGCCGCGTTCTTTTGGTGGGCGAATCTGGATTGAATCGCATTTTGCAATATACCGGCTGTTTGAAATTTTCTTTTTGTCCGAGATAGGCATTATATCACCTCTTTCGCGCCTGCGTTTATTATAGCAAAAAAAGCGGCATTCCGCCATGCAAAAATCAACAAGCATTCCGTCATTCTTTTGTGCAAAACGTAGAAAGCATTCCGTCATGCTTGACAAGCGGCATTCCGTCATGCTAGAATGCAGCCACAGCAAGCGAGCCGGACAACAGCCGGACGGTTGCGAGTAAGCCGAAAGGAGAAAAGCACACATGAGCATTGAATTTTTCAAGCTCCCCGCCGCTTTGAAAAAAGCGATCTGGGCCGCCTACCTGGCAGAGTGGAAAAAGAAGCAGGCAGCAAAAAAGCCCGCCACCCACTAAAGCAGGTGACAGGCTTGCAAGATGAATTTTCCACAACGCATCTTGTAAGCCAGTTTACCACCGAAAGGCGGTAAAGTCAAGCGGATGCCCTGGCAGGGTCGCACCGCTCCACCAAAGCGGCCCCGCCCCACTACCCCGGCAGCCCGCCGGGGCAAACCCGAAAAGCAAAGGAGCAAAGAACATGAAACTTGCAAAGAAGATCACCACCGCCGCCGCACTGGCGGCCGCACTGCTGGCAGGCACCGCACCAAAGGCCGCGGCACAATGCCCCTACACCGTCGGCCCCCTGGGTCGCTACATCGCCCCGGCCATTGTGCAGGGCATGACCGCCACCGATGACGGCGCGGTTGAAGTCTGGTGCACCGACGCGCTGGACGGTGACGACTGGTTTTTTACCGTCGATGCAAAAACCGATCTGCGGATTTATGACCGGGTGCAGCTGGTAGTTGATGCCAACGGCACCCCGGACAATTTCGCAGATGACAAAGTGATTGATGCACTTTACTGCCACGACTGCACCGAAGATTGAAAGGAGCTCGCACCATGATGACACTTGAACAGATCCGCCAGCGCAATAAGGCAGAGAACGCCGCAGCCCGCCGCCTGCAGGCCGCCGGGTATCGGCTGGAAGGATGGGACCCCCGCACCGGGCAGCGGATCGCCGCCCAGATCACCAGCGAGAACACCAACGCAGAGCGCCGCACGTTCTACGCCTTCCCCACCTGGCAGGATGCCGCCGCCGCTCTTCTGGGCTGAACGCCCCGGACACCTTAGCAGGGCCGCACCGCAAAGCGACCCCGCCCCACTACCCCGGCAGCCGCCGGGAGATCATCCCGAACATCAACCCACGAACAAAGGAGAACGAACCATGAAAGGCATGACCAACAATCAGATCATCATGAACGAAGCCGCGAAGCTGGACCCCGCCACCCTGCACGCCATCGCCACCGCGCACCACACCCCGGAGCAGATCGCCGCAATGGCTGCAAACGCAGTCACAACCGACGAGAACGGCGACGAACAGCCCGCCACCATCGCAGACGTTGAAATCATCCTTGCAGCGGCAGAGCTGCACACCTTCGATCACTGGAAGAAAGAAGGCAAGAGCGTCAAGAAGGGCGAAACGCATTTGATTGAATGCTACCTGTGGAAGTACACCACCCGCCCCAGCAAGGCCCAGCGGGAAGCCGCTGAAGCCGAAGGCAAGGAAGCAGCCCCCGCGCCGCATTTCTACCCCACGAAATCGCACCTGTTCAGCTGCTTGCAGGTACACGACGCAAAGCAGGCCCCCGCCGGCCGCTTCGGATCTGTCGCCGCCATCATGGAGTATAACAAAAAGCTGGCCGCAGAACGCAAGGCCGCAAAGGCAGCAGCAGAGCAGACCGCCAGCACCCCGGCCCCCATCATCACCGAAGAGCACCACGAATTGCCGGAGCTGGTGCACGTCGATCCGCTGCCCACGAAAAAGGCCAGCAAGCCCGCCACCACGAAAAAGCCCGCCCCGGATGTGCTCCGCAAGGCAGAGCGGGAAGCAAAGGCCGCTTTCCTGGCTGTCCCCGAAACCGACCGCAAGGGTCAGGCCGCCGCGCTGGATGCCTGGCGCAAGACCCGGAAGGCCGTAGAGGACGCAAAGCAGACCCCCGCCGCCGTAGCCGCGCCGGATGAAGCACCCGTGAAACAGCTGGACTTTGAAAGCATCGCCGCCGGGCTGCTGGCATGACCCACCACCACGAAACCGGATATTTTGGCAGGGCTGCACCGGGCAAAGCAACCCCGCCCCACTACCCCGGCAGCGCACCGGGCACGAAAAACAGAACGAAAACGAAAAGGAGTTTTTGCAATATGAAAAGAGCAACCAGCACCCCCGCCGGGCTGAACGTGAAGAAGATCACCGCCTATCTGAAAGGGCAGGCAAAAAGCCGCAACGCCGTTCGGATCACCTGCCAGAGCGGCAGCGTGTACATCATCACCGGCTATGCAGCGTTCAAGCTGCCCGCCGTCCTTTACCGGGATGTTATCCAGCCCGTGACCATGCAGGACGCACCCGCCGACGGCGTGACCATCGTTTCCAGCGATGCCGGGTTTGTGGTCAACGGTCCGCACCAGCTGACCGCCGCGCAGATGTTCCAGAAGTTCAGCGCCTGCAAAGAAGAGGTCAAGCGCACTTCTCTTTTGCAAGAAGTCGAGATGAAGGGCAAGATCTGGGGCACGTTCCGAATGTTCCGCGATGGATCCCGGCCCATCATGATAAATTCGGAGTATGACGCTTTTGTGGATCATCACGAATTTGTTTACCACAGCAGCAACAGCCCGTTTGCGCCCATCCTGGCAACGGACACCGTAGACCCGAAGAAAGCCGCCGTTTCCGTGCTCATTGCCCCGATGAAGGCGAACGACGAAATACAGCAGGTATGCAACCGCCTGTTTGCATGATACGAAAGGAGAACGAAATCATGAAGAAGTTTGACAACATCTTTGAGCAGGCCCGCGAGATCATCCGTCAGCAGTGGACACTGCAAGACCTGCGCCGGAAAGCCCAGTGCACCGGCAGGCCCGAAGAGGTCCGCCAGCAGATCGCCGCCGCCCGGCTCCGCCTCATCTGCGCCCGCCGCGGCTACCAGCTCAACGCCTGACACGAAACCGGATGCCCTGGCAGGGCCGCACCGGACAAAGCGGCCCCGCCCCACCGCCCAGCATTCCGCCGGGCATATCACGAAACACGAAAAGAGGTTTACACGATGACCACCCCAAACGATTCCCTGGACTTCTACCCCACGCCGGACAGCCTGGCCTTTGATATGGTCTTTTCCCTGCGGGAAGTAAAATCCGGGTTCACCACCTACCCGAAACCCATCCTTGAACCGTCCGCCGGTGATGGAGCACTTGCCCGTCAGGTCCACGCTCTGGCGTTCAACGTCCACCACGACTATAAGACCGGCGAGGTTGACCAATACGACAAGGGAAAGGCACGAAGCGCAGAGCTTGACTGCATCGAGCTTTCCAGCGACTTCCGCGCCGTGCTGAAGAAAGACGGTTTTCGGGTGGTGCATGATAACTTTCTGACCTTCCGCCCCACCACGAAATACGCCGCAATCGTCATGAATCCGCCTTTCTCCGCCGGTGCCGCGCACCTGCTCAAAGCGCTGGACGTCATGCAGGACGGCGGCAAGGTGCGGTGCCTGCTGAACGCCGAAACCCTGCGCAACCCCTGCACCAACGAACGGAAAGAGCTGGCCGCAAAGCTGGAAGAGCTGCACGCCACGGTAAAATATATCCCGGATGCGTTCAAGAACGCCCGCCGCGCCGCCCGCGTAGAGGTTGCGCTTGTGTCGGTGGACATTCCCGACCGGGAGCCGGTGAGCCGGATCCGGCTGGACCTGAAAAACGAAACCGCAGAGCGTTTGAAAGAAAACCCGGAGTTTGCCGCCCTGGTATCTTCCGACCCCATCACGGCAGCCATTGAGCGGTACAACGCCGCGGCTGAAGGTGTGCGCCGGATCTATGAAGAGTACAACGGAATCAAGTCGTTGTTTTCCTCTGCCGGCGCTGGTAAGAAAGAAAACCCTGTGATGGCTTTCACGAAATCTTATAACGACGCTATCCGGGAACTGCGCGGGATGTACTGGAAACAGCTGTTTGAAATGCCGCAGCTGTTCGATGCGATGACCTACGAAATGCAGCAGGATTACCAGAAGCGAATCAAAGAGCTTGAAGGCTACGACTTCAGCGCGTACAACATTCTGACCGTCCGGGAAGAAATTTCACGAAATCTTCTTTCCAGCATCGACCACGAAATTATAAAGCTGTTCGACGACTGGACGAACCTGCATTATAACGACGAGTACAGCAAGAACGTGCATTATTACAACGGCTGGTGCACGAACTCCGCGTACAAGATCAACCGCAAGGTGATTTTCCGCTGCAACGCCTTTGATACATACGATGGGCGTTTCTGCCCCCGGTACAACGCAACAGGCCATGTTGCCCAGATCGAGCGGGTGCTGCACTTCCTGGACACGAACGGCAAGCCCTACAATGGGGACGAACTCCGCGCCGTCCTGGATGCCGCCGAAAAGAGCGGCCAGACCCAGAAGATCCAGCTGCACTATTTCACCGCCACGTTTTACAAGAAAGGCACCTGCCACATCGAGTTTACGAACACGGACGTTTTGAAGTCCTTCAACCTCTACGCCGGACAGCGCAAAGGTTGGCTGCCGCCCACCTACGGCAAAAAGAGCTATCACGATATGGCCGCCGCAGACCGCCGGGTGGTTGACAGCTACGAGGGAGAGGCCAGCTACACCGACACCCTCACCCGGCACCTGATCCCCACGCAGAGCACGTTTTTACAGCTCAAAGCCTGACACGAAACCCGCAAGGCCGACAGCGTTCCCGCTGCCGCTGGTGCAAGCCCAGCCGCCCCAGACCGGGGCGGGCGCTCATGGGTAACAGCCCATCCGGCAGGCCGCCGGGAGTATCAGCACGAAATACAGAACGAAAAGGAGTAACAACCATGAAGAACCAGAACGCCATCACCCAGATCGCCTACATCGTCACCGCCGACTACTACACCAACGGCAAGCCCACCACCTGCAAGATCACCGTGCAGCCGGTCAACTTTGACCCCGCCCGCCTGATCGACTGGTCCGACCGGATCAGCAAGACCCACATCCGCGAAGTCGAGAACTTCACCACGCCGGAGGAAGCCGCAAAGCGGATGACGGAGATCATCGAAGCCGCCGCAGAACACGCTGCCCAGATCCAGCGCCCGGAATCGGTGACAGAACGTCACCACTTGACCGTGCCCCGCCTCGCCGATCTGGCAGCTCTGCCCGCCGTCCACGCCTGAACACGGACCCGGAAGCCCCGGCAGGGTCACACCGGTCAAAGCGGCCCCGCCCCATCTTCCCGACATTTATGCCGGGAGCATCACGAAACAGAAAGGAGGTGTTTTCATGGTTCGATGTTGGATATACTCCGCCGGGCGGGATCAATGCCAATGCTACAACGTGGATGACGAAAACTTGGCAGATCTGGCAGCACAGGCGCAATTCCTAGAGGACTTCCGTGCCCAGCGTGCAGCAAAACCGGCTTTATACCGGCAGCTGCTTAATATGCTGGTTCCCGCCGCCGATGCCATTCCCATGCGCAACTATACCGGCCTGCCGTTTTGACAGCCAGCCCCGGCAGCCCGCCGGGGTTATTCTTGCATCCCGTCACGAAATCTTGTTCTAATTTATTGCTTTTATTTGCGTTTTGCTCTATCATGACAGTAACGAAACACGAAAAGGAGGTTTCCCGTTATGACTATGATTCCCGCCTTTGGTCCCTGGACAGAGCATCCCGCAGACACTAACGAAGAAAAGCGCCTTGCCAGCGCCCAGCAGAGCAAGACCACCCCGACCAGCATTGACCGTGAACACGAAACCGGTGTTTTTTACGGCTCCGGCAAAGAGCCGTACCAGACCACCCTTGCAAGCTGCACCTGCAACGACTTTGTGCGCCGGAAAAAGCCCTGCAAGCACGTTTTCCGGCTGGCTATGGAACTTGGCATCATCGACACGGCATACAAGACCGGGCGCAGCACCGGCGAACGAAACGAGGCGCAGATCAGCTTTGCAGACAGTGTTGCTCTGGTGGAGCAGCTTTCCGACGCGGCACAGAACGCAATCAAAGATATGCTGTATTACACCAGTGAGCGCATCGACGACCGCCAGAAGCCTGTAACCTGTCACGATCTGGATCTCGTGCCGGAGCTGCGCACGTCGCCCCTGCTGCACGAAAATCCGTACCCGCTGGAAGAAGTGCTGAACGATCTGCCAAAGCCCTTTGTTGTGCAGCTGCTGGATCTGGTGCACCGGGAAGGCAAGCCGAAACGAAATGCAGCCAAAACCGTAATGGCTGCATGGCTGGCGCAGAACGCACCCATGCTGGCAAAAGAGATGCCGCCTTGTGCATCCTTCTCTTTCGTGGAGGTGTTCGACAAAGCCCAGCGCGACGTTTACAAGTACCTGCATCGCAAGTACGACACGGAAACGGACTGGTACACCGGCGCAGAGCATCCCGCCGGGGCTGTGCCCGCGGCAGACGGGTCCACTTACTACTTCCCAGAGGACAGAGTTACCGATGCCCTCACGAAACGCGGTTTCAATCGCTGCCTGAACGGTTACATCCCGGAGTAAAGAATCTTACTTCACGAAATCTTACTTTTTGACCACGAAATTTGCAATTTATCTGCAAAAATCCGGTCTTAGCCACGAAAAGCAGCTTTTTAACCACGAAATTCAACTTTCCAGCTTCAAAAAGTTCAATTCAATCACGAAAACCCGCTTTTTTGATACATTTTCTCTCACGAAATGAGGTTTTGCATGGAATACGAAGAATTTTTCGCGCCGTGGCGTTTGGTCGCTGCCTTTGCAGACGGCTCCCGTTTGCTGTTCGATGGTCTGACGGAAGAACAGGCCAGAGAAGCAATGGAAGCCGCCCAGGAGGAGCACGGCGACATTGGTTACTGGAACCGGGTCACGGATCAGAACTATGAGGACGGCAGGTATTACAAGACCGTCCCGCCACCGCCCTGCATCAACATCGTGGACTACGACGGCTACGCCGGTCCGCTGGACGAAAACGGTCTGCCGGTAGGTCTGGCTGAACAGATCGCCCAGGCAAGCGCAGAGGAAGGCCGGGATCCCAACGAGGCGCAGATCATCATCAAGCGCAACGCGCCAAAAGAAAGAGAGGATCAGCAATGAACAATACTTCCCCGGAAGCCCAACAGGCCATCGACCAGTTGAGGCGTAGCTTTGTGGACAGCTGCGCACCCGTCATGGAACAATTTCAGTTAGACCAGCAGGTGCTGTGGGCAGAAGCAGCTGTGAAGCAACAATATTGCATGATGCACAGCCTTTCCCCCGATGAAGTCACTGTTTCCAGTGTTGAGGATGAACATGGTATTCGTACTTTCACCGTCACCGAAAGGCCATCCACGCAAATGGTTGACATAACCATTACCATCCCCACAGAGTAACGAAAAGCCCGTCTGGTCGATGACCTGACGGGTTATTTCTATGCCTGTTTTCAGTTTTTCGGGGTAGTCGTGTTTGTTTTTCTGCGGATGGTGGACACGATTTTGCGGAAGCGCCTGCACATGAAGTTCCGCAGGCAGCCTTGCCTATAAGAGAATGTCACCCTCCGCCCAGGCATCCGCTCGGTGCTGTCCCTCGCGCGTGTTTAACGCACGCGATAATAAAGCGGCGCACTCCGGGAGCCGTTCCAGGTTCCTTCCCAGCTGTGCAAGAGCGACGTTTCGCAGGTACTTCAAGTGCTGCACACTGTATGGAACTTTCTGCTGTACTTCGTGCCATTTTTTGTGGCTGATGTAGAACTCCGTTAAAATCAGATTGTGGCCACTGTCCAGCCGGTTCATTTGTCCTCGGATAATGTTCTGATCTTCCAGCAACACAGCCCGCTGCCGTTCCAGCTGACGCAGTTGGTCTCCAATGCCCAGTTCATCCATCCGGCAGGCCATCGCCGCCGTGCTGTCCCCAGGCGTTCCGCCACGGGGCATTCCATCGGTGCCCATGCCCCGCATAGGGTCCACTTCATCGCTCAGTGCGGTGCACTGACGGCGGATGATCTCTATCCGCTGCGGGATGTCCGCATAATATTTCAAGATTGCCTCCGCCTCGTGTACTTTCACTGCTCAGTCCTCCCAAAAAATCAAAAATCTTTCTTGAAAAGGGGTTCTCCGAAAACGGGTTCTTCACCCTTGACGCGCTCCACCATGGCACCCACGCCGTAAATGTCCTCAATGACCCGCGCAGACGATCATAGGCAAATTCTTCTCCGCCATCGTCCACCCAGCCGAGGAACTGCTGGTAATTTTTCTTGATTTCTTCCTTCGCGGCCTCGATCTGTTCAGGGGTGTACTCCATTTCTTCCAGCGATTCCACAAAGAAACGAACGATCATCTTTGCAGCGTCCCGGCGTTCAGCCAGAACACGCAGCTTTTTTTCAGATCCTACCAGACCACCCACCGGAAGCCAAAATTCTTCCGGCATCAGATGGGCAGTGCGCGCTTCCAGTCGCTTTTTTGCTTCCGGTGCACCATACTTGTCATGATCCAGAATGTACCGGGATGCAGCATTGTTCATTTTCAGGGTCAGAAGCGTAGATTCTTTCTCGCCCCAGTCCCAGAGATCATGCGCCGCAGCAACAGCGCAGTACGAAACGACCTGCCCGATTGCTTCACGGTTCAGCATGGTGCGGTGCTTCGACTTGCTGATGTTGATCTGCTGGTTCACCGCGTTCTGGATGCTCTGCCGGTAAAATGCCGGCATCCTTGCTCTGCTTTTGCCCATAATTGTTCCTTTCCCGCCTGTTCAGCCAGGCGCTTCCACTCTTTCGTTTCTGCTTTCGTGTCCGGTGTAATGATTTCAACAAATCCCCATCCTTGCGGTTTGGCTATGAGGTCGATAAAAAGCCTACGGCGATAGATATAATCCCGCTGTGCTTTCCGGGTAAACTTCGACTTGATCTCGACCACATCCACCCGTCCGTCTGCATAGGTGAGCTTATAGTCTGCCGTGTAATGCGCCGCCGGGAGTTTCACTGCACAGTATTCTTCCTCTTGCAGCAGCGTCCACTTCGGGTGCGGTTCTGCTGACACGATCTTGCCGGACTGAATGCCGGGCAAGATTGTGCCGATGTAATACACATACTCTCCGTAGGAATCAAAAGTTTTGTTCAACCGCCCAGCAGCGCTTGCGGCCTCCGCCATTGGCTGCGTATGGGTACGCTTTCCCCGTTGTCTGGCTGCTATTTGAGCCTCCGCCTGCGCACGGTAGCGCGGCGGCAGGTCGTCCAGTTCCAGTCTGGCGCTCATGGCTGGTTCCTCCTGTTCTTCCGCCGGGTGTCCGGCTTCTTTTTCAGTTTCACGATCAGGTGCTTGGTGTTGTTCCCCGTGATGTGCTGTTCGCACTCGCGCAGGGTATAACCGGGGTATTTTTTCTCCCAGTATTCACGATCATCCGGCAGGGCAAACGCTTCGTCAAAGCGCTTGCGGCTCCATCTGGTGTCGTTCGGGCGCGGGGTTTTCGGTTTTTGCAGCCCTTGGCTCTGCCGCCAGCGCCGGATACGGGCGCGGGCTTTCGTCATGTAGGTTGTCAGGCGTTCAAAACTGGAACAGGTCAGGTCGATAGGCTCAACTTTCACAAGTCCCATCGGCCGCCCGGTGCTGTCCCGCCACAAGTCCTTGATCTCCTGCCATGTCAGATTGCCTTGCAGGATCACATGATGGTGGTGTCTGCCGGTAACTTTCCCGTCCTCGTCCACCACGCTGTACTCTGCAACCTGCATCCACTTGGATGCTTCCCGCCCCGTCTTTTTGCAGAAACGCTTCAAGCGGCGGGTAAAATTCGTCCAGTCCCGATCTACCTGGTCAAAATCTCCGGGCGCTGGCTGGTGGTCGTGGTCGTATGTAAACGTGGCTGCCCAGTCGCTTTCCCCGAAATTCGTATAGGCCAGCTGGCAGAAATACCGCCTTGCTATCATGTCGTTATACTTCTGCTGCGCAATGGAGGTCGCCAGCTCTCTTTTGCGGCGGGTGCTCGCGGTGTGTTCCTTGTCCGTTGTTTCAAAGAGATCCACTTCTGCATAATCGGATGTTCCGAGAATGTGTTTCTGCTCCCGAATGTACCATGCCCGCACCGTTCACTTCCTCCTTCCGCAAAGTTCTACTGGGATTTTCTTTTCTGTGGACCAAACACACACGGCTTCGCAGGACAAGGGGGACACAACGCCGGGCAGGTCTTTCTAAGTTTCCCATTCCGTCAAGCCATACAGACCCGCCCTCGTTTTCTCCCCCTTGACCCCCGCTTTCCCCGGCTTGTGTTCTTCTGTGGTCGCTAGATTAAGTTACACATACAAGCCCCTTGCCGCCTCGTCAGGGCGGCAATTTAACGACGGGCTTGCTTAATTCTTGATTAGAGCTTGATTAGTTTACTTCGTAGTCACCGATGCTGTTTTCTTCCGTTCTGACTTCCCAGCACTCGCAGGTGTCCTCCGGGTCAGTGAAGTCGGCACGGTTCGGAGAATTGCCGTTGAAGCATACCCAAGTGTAGCCCTCATGCCAGCGGCAGGTGCAGCAGGTTCTTTCAGGTTCCATCATCCTGTGTTCCTTTCGTCACGGTTCTAGCAGTGTGTGGCAAATTGGACAGGCGTGCGGTTCCCAATCTGTCCTGTACCCGCATACCGGGCACTCATACCAGCCGTATGGAAACACACCGGTAGCGTCATAGAATTCACGCTGCCATTTAAGTGGTTTCGGCAGTGGGGTGCCGATCGCTTTCGCAAATTGGGCGGCCCGCATAGCAGTTGCAATGGCATCCCTTGCAGGTTTCAAAGAATCGTGTTCTTCCTTTTTCTGGGAGTTATCTGTCTTACCCTCCATGTCGGCCACCTTCATAAAAACGATCCATCGTTTCGCGGTACACTTTGTAGCACTCCGGGCACAGATCTCCGATTCCATGGATGTTTCTCATTTCAAGCGCCCAACCATCCAATGCTTTCTGGTCAAACACACCATCGTCGAACCGTTCCGCGAACACCTGCTTTCTGCACCGGTTGCAGATAAACATTGCTCCGTTCTGTCTCATGGTACTGTCTCCAACTTTCCAACTTCAAAATCTTCAAGGTTCGGGTGCCGCTTTTTGGCGGCGCAGCGGGCTGCCATGTCCGCTTCTTCCTCGTTGTCTGCCTCGACCTCAAAATCTCCTAAGTAAACTTCGCCGTAGGATTCATAGGCCACGACTTCCGCTTTGTATTTCATTCCTCGTCGGCTCCTTTTTCTCTCAACTCGATTTTCGGCCGCGGCTGGTCGCTGCGGTTCATCGGGTCGTAGTAGCTGACACAGCCCGGCATTCCTTCCGGGTTATCGTGCCAGGCCAGCGCGTGCCGGATGACCAGCCAAACGATTTCCGCCCGGTATGGCACTCTCATTACATCCGAGATAGGGGCAGGGAGAACAAATCTGTTATATGCCTGTTCCATTCCTATACGCATGAAATCTCTGCGGTCTATCGCAACCTCAAAAGCGTTATCTTCCTGCTTCTTGGTCTTGAATGCCCCATTTTTTAGATCAGAGTGGAATTTTGCAAGGCACAGATCATCGGCTACATCCCAGAATTGGCCCATATGTAAGCGCAAGTACCACTCGCAGGCCGCTTGCACAGCCTCGGCCACCGGGCGGCTCATGGTCAGCGTGATGGTCTCGATTTCGGTAGGTGCGTCATTCTCCTTCGCCATAGTGCGGCTCCTTCGCTCCCGGCCAGTGACGGCGTTGGCTGCGCTCAAACTTCCGGGCCATCGCCGCCGTCTGGATAGCTTCCACGGCCAGGGCAACAGCCCGGTCATATACACCCTTCGTGGAAATCTGCGGATTGTTGGAGTAAACATTCATCCACATTGCATTGAGTTCCTGACGCAGACCGTTCATTTCCTGCACAGCTTCCACGACTTCTTCTTGGATGATTCCCGCGCCCTCATGTGGCCCAGCAAACATCCGAAACTTCTTATTGGCAGCGGCCAACTCGATTTTGACCAGCCGCTTCACGTCATTTTTTACCGCATCCATGATTAGCCCTCCGTCCGGCTCTTGATTTCGGCCAGCAGGTCATCCAGCGGAACATCGGAAAGCGAAAACCCGGCCTCTCTTTCGTCCTCGACAGAGACCAAGAGTGCAGAGGAAAAGCACAAAACGGGGCGAACACCATAGGTGTTGTAGTAGTCCCAGCTGTCGTCGGAGCCATCAGACTTGACAGTCCAGACGTAGTAGCTGCCGTTGGTGTCCGGAGAGCAATTCGGCGTACCGTAAGGCGTTGCCAACCACCACGGCGCATCTACCTTCGGGATCAGCCGCCAATATTTTCCGTACCCGCGCAGGGTCAACAGACCAATCCTCACTTCAAAGATTCCGTATTCGTTCTGGCCGGTCGTGTCCTGAAGGTCGATTCTGAGCGGAATGAATGTACTCAGCGGAGTGCCGTTCTTTGTAAACTCTGCCAGGCAGTTACCCAGATATGGCATAATCTCGCTCCGGCGCAGATCGTTGGGGCATTCCGGGTCGTCGCCGTCGCGGAACGGCATTTTCGTCCAAATGTCCTTTGCCAGAACAAGGCAGCCGTGTTCGTCTGCATCCAGCTTCACGAACTCCTTGCCCAGCGCCCTGAAGATGCCGCCAATTTTCACGTCGCCCAGAGTTACGCTTTTCAAAATCTTACTCATCGTTATTCCTCCACTAAAACCACATTGGCCCAGCTGGTCTCGTATGTTTTCCCGTCAATCGTGACTTTCACGATACGATCATTGTGTACAAACGAACTTACCTTGTCCGCCCGTCCTTTGTCCAGTAAAGTGCCGTCCGGCAGGTAAACATATACCGTCTTGACCGGTTTTTCACCGCTTGCTGTGCCCTTGACTGCTTCACACCCAGTCAGTGTTACGCACAGCGCGGCAGTGCAGGTGGACAAAGCCAGCAGTTCCAAAGCCTTACGCATCGTTTTTGTCCTCCTGTTCGCTCAAGTCCTCCACATCGGCAACATCCCTAGTCTTTTTCACCATGTCAGCAATGGCATACAGACCAGATTTTGCCAGCGGTTCCAGTTTTACGGGAATCACAGCGCCGCGCACCATCATACCATCCTTGATGACATAGTAACGTCCGCCGCTTGCCATCTTCCGCACACAGTATTTGAAATAGCTGCTCTTGCGCATTTCATCCGCCACTGGCATGATCTGCTTTGCGTCTACAAAGCCGATTGTTCGGGAAGTTGGTTCAACCATCGGAACCAAGTTACACCCACAATAGCGGATGCTGATTCTGCCATTTTCGCAGTCCAGCTCTCCGCTTGCTGTATCGTCAAGGTTCATGCCTTCAATGTTCCGAATATCGTCCGGGCAGTCACTTTCAAAATGAATATCGTTCCATTCCTTTTCGCTGATACCCAGCAGAGCTGCCAATTCCCTCTCATTTTGTGCTTTCGGGAAGTCCGTCAGCGGGAAGATTGCCGTTTTTGTTCCGATGTACAGATCACACCCCTGACCATCGTTATAGAACACCTTGTAAAGTTTGCAATACTCGTCAGCCTTAATGAGCTTTGCAATCGCTGCCAGCTTCATTTGCTTCTCCTTTCGATTTCGATAGCCTGAACTTCAAACTTTTCGTACTCCGGGTAATGATTCTCGGCCTGCTCTTTGGCTTTTTCAACAGCCTGTTCGGCGCTGTCCGCATCCAGCCGGTACGGCAGCCAACCCGGCCACCCACCAGCACCGGTCGCTTTCAGCAAAATGTAGTACCTCTGCATCGGTGTGTTCTCCTTTCAGTTTTGGGCAATCCCGGAGTTGAACCGGGCCGGGCCTGTTCCCATGCTCACAAAAAAGGCCGCCGCAGCGGGCGGCCTGTGTCAGGAGTTGTGCGACCTTATTTTCAAAATTTTCTTTGCTTCTTCTGCGTGGAGAAGGACGCTGTCTCGGCAGGTCATACCCGGTTCTTGCAGCTCATAGAGTTTGCACTCTTTTGTGCAGCCCTTACTGCCTTTTCGGGTCTGTTCATTGCACGTTATAAACCGTGCGGAGAGAATCCGTGTCAGTGTTTCATTGTCCATCATGCCACCAGATACAGCCAGAGGAACTTAATCAAAGCGGCCGGCACAAAGAAAATCAGTGCTGCCCACAGTGCCACCGCTGCCAGAACCATCAGAACGCCCAGTGTTTTCACAAATCCGTCCATTACATATCCTCCTGTTTCAATTCATCACCCCACGCATCCCATCCGGGTGCGTGCTGACGAGCAAATAATTCAATACGGGGCACATCGCCCAGTAGTTCAACGATCCGGCAGCGGACTTCATCCGGTTTTACGCTGTGCGCTTGTATCGGAGATTCGATTACTTGATGCACTGCATGGCTTTTAACCAGCGCTTTTGCCTTGAATCCCGGTGTTACTCCCAGCAAGCAAACCTCGGCGTTCGCACGAGTATAAGCACCCATGCCGTAAAAGTTTCCGCCTGACCTGTATTTTTTGATCCAGACGAATGCCGCTGTTTTGTATGTAAAGCCCCACGCTTCCATTACACGCAGCGCATCCGGGATGGTCGGGAATGTTGCCCACATGAACAACGCACATCCCTGCCCCCCCCCCGCAAGCTGGCGAACGGGTAATGCACAAATATCCTCAACGGTCATTGTGTGGTAGTGCTGTGCTGCACTTCCGCGGCTTTTTGGACCGGTTCCATGTTGGCGGTAACTCCATGGCGGATCCGCGTAAATCACCGTGTATTTTTTATCTGGCAAATTCATTTCTGATTCTCCTTGAAGCACATATCACTCCGCAAAATACAGGTCCGATCTGCAATTACTGCCCGATCATCCCAGTATTCGTTGGCCCCTACTTTCCTGGTGTCGTTCTCAAAGAACTCTTTCCAAGAAGGTAAGTTCTCGTTGACTGCATCAAAGCGTAGCCCCCATTTCTCGCAGGCTGCAACAGCTTCTTCCAGTTCTTTTCCTTGTCTGCAAGTCCAGAGGATCAGCCCTGCACCGGCGGCCTGCTGCTTTTTGGCTTCATCAATGACATGGAGAATCGGCTCTCCAATTTCCGGGTACTTGTTCACACATAAGCACCCATCAAAATCAATGGCGATTGCTTTCTGCATTTCATTCCGCCTCTCGGATGACCCAAACTCTATGTGTCCCGTAGCCATTCCAATTCAGAGCATCTTCATGACTGCCGGGAACCGCCACATCCAAGTGTTTTCCCTGGATTCCTGCTCCTTTGTCCTGAACAATCCGTACCCCAACATCTTCAATGTAGAGGACTGTTCCGAACGGGAACACGTCCGGGTCTGCCGCCACCGTCACATCGGCTTCCACCGGTGCACCGCTGGCTGTGATTCCCGTTCCGGTGCCGCAAATGTGCTCCCGCTTCTCGGTGCAGTAGGCCGTGCAGAGAAAATCGCCAGCATCCTCAACCAGCAGTTTTCCATCCAGCCGGTCCCGTGCTTTCAGAGAATCCCGCAGGGTGTCGGCATACTCTGCAATTTCTTTTGACACGCCCTCCCAGTCCTCATACCGCGACTTGTAAATATCCCGCTGACATTCCAGATCATCAATCCGGTGATAAAGTACGCTGGTCTGTATGCCAGCAATCATGACCGCCACCAGAGCGATTTTACCCACATCAACTTTCACAGCTTCCTCATCCTTTCATTGCTTTTATCTTGTACGGACGGCCAGCATCGAACTGGCTTTCCTGCTCATGGGGGATAGTCAGAAGCAAGTACATCCTCTATGCGTCCGCATATCAAACCCGCCCGGCAAGAGAGTACCGGACGGGGCGGCCGCGGCAACGGCCTACCGCTTTTGTTCCTGGACGGATTGAACAGGGCATTTCTACGCTCATGCTGCGGCGCACCCGTTCCCGTCGATTCCATGCGGGTGCGGCTTTTGCGGAAATGGCAGCCCGGTTTTGCACCGGGCTTTAACGGAAAGGAGGACGCTGCTGTACAGCACCATTCCGCTATGCCGGTCGGCTGATTTCCTGACCGTACCGGCTTCCATGGAAAACTCAACTCGGCGCATACAGGGTCCGGCCCTGCTTGCAGCGCTCAATGCCTAGAAAAAGCGCCATGCGCCATATAAAAGCAGCCCCGCTTCTTGCCGAACAGGTTGCGGTGCAGGGCTGCTTATTTCACGTTTGAGAAGAACTATGCTTTGTATCAGCGGCATTGTTTTTCTCGTAGTGCTCGCACTCCACGTTGTAACCACTGCAAGGCGCGCACCGGGCAGCGGTTATCTTGAATGTGTGCTTGCACTGTTCTTCAGTACCCTTTTGTTTTCCCTTGTGCGGGGATGCTCTGGTATGTGTACTTCTTGCCAAGCTCTTGATCTTCCTTGCTTTATATAAATAGGTGTTTCGGCCCAAAGGCATTGGGTTGCGACGCTTGTCCTGCACCGCTTCCCAGCGCTCCGGTGGATTGAAGTTTTTCCGCAATTTCATCCAGATTTTGAAACTGCTGAAGTCGCTTTCCCATGTTCCGAATGTTTCATCCATCCACTTGAACATTTCTTTTACGGCTTCTGGCAATTCAAATTTTCCATCACATAGGGGTCCCGGCACTTCCTCAACATCCGGCATGGTTGTCGGCAGTTCTATTCGCTCACCATTCGGAAGATCATAGTAGGCGGTGCCTCTGCTCACTCTTCTACCTCCATGATGTGCGTTGCGATCATGTCAGCCATGTGCAGGCACAGGGGCTTCCGGGCACCGGTCATACACTTTGCTAAGAGTGTTCCAGTCCCGCTCACCGGTATAGGCACCCATGTGCCACCGGATAGCGAGAATTTCTTTGTCCGTCAGGTGAATCCATTGCTGGATGCGGATGACGGATTCTTCGCCGTGGCCCAGCAGTTCGGTATCTTCATACCGATAGCTGCCATCCGGCTTCTTGATGTACTTTCCGGCCTTGCAAACGTCATGGAGCAGAGCAGCGGTCAGGACCGCGTTCGTGTCACACTTTGCAAACTGCGGCATTTTCTCGCACAGTTCCAGTGCAGTTCTTGCCACGTTGAGCGAGTGCAGCAGCAGGCCGCCAGGAACATTCAGATGATGCTTCGCACTGGCAGGGCAGTTGTAGAAGTCCACTTCTTCCAGCACCATCATCAGTGCCATGCTGCCCGTCCTGTCACCGACAGCCTGCCGCAGAAGCCGTTTGTACTCTTCTTTCAGGAGTGCCTTGTCCATGGTCGTTCTCCTTTACGCTTCCTGCATAGTGTTCTGGGCGGCATCAGCAGCCGCGCTCTTGTCGGCGGCTGCATTGTCCACTTCCTTGTCTTTCCATGCCTCTTCCAGCGCCAGCGGGAGGGCAACGGTAATATCCGTCAGCCGCTTCTTTGCCGCTTCCCAGCTGTCCATGCCCAGCGCGATGGTCTGTGCCAGTACGCTGATTGCCAGGTTCTGCAGGGTGGTGGTGTCGCCGTTCAGGCACATATCCACATGGCCCTCATTGTTCAGCAGCACTTCGATTTTTGCCTTGTAATCTTCGCCCATATCGGTTGTCCTTTCTGTACCGTGTGAATGTTCGGTCGATGGTGGTACACCCTGGAATCGAACCAGGCAGCAGGGGTGAAAAATCCCCGCCTGCACCAAGCTGCACCATGTTAAAGGAGCGGTGTCGGACAACTGAACCGCTCCTGCCCTGCGGGCCGCCCCGCTGTGTTCTTTCTGCCCCCAGTAGGTAAGGCCCCGGCCTTGCGGTAGCCGGGCGGTCTGTCTGCGCCCCAGATAAACCGCATGGTGGGCGGGTAGGTCTGCCCATGCCTTCCGGTTCTGTTAGTCCCAGCGCCGGATCTCGTTGTTCCAGTCGTAAGCCTTGTTGACCAGAGTGTCCAGCAGCACCGGCACTGCCCATGCAACAGCAATGAGATCCGGGTCATAATTGATTTTTGTCAGCCAGCAAACGCCCCAGATCACGGTTGAAAAAATGCCATACAGAATACCGAACACCAGCAGGCTTTCCCCCAGGTGCAGCGCATCGCGGCGGAACTGCCGCCAGTTGAACGCCTTGTTGAAGCTGTTGATTGCCCTGTGAAGTTTTTCAAAAATCATTTTTTGTCCTTTCTTGCTTCTTTCGTCACTGCCATCCCCGTGGTACAATGAGCACGGAAAGGAGGTGATTTCTTTGAAGCGTTCTGAATATAACCAGATCGTCCTTGCCATTGTCGAAAAGACAGAATTCGAATTGAACAAAGGAGTAAAGGAAGCATACCGATCCGGCGGTCAAAGTTCCGCCCTTGCCTATCTCGCAACTTCGATTCCTGACACCGTTGCTCACATGGTTTCCGACATCCTCAAGCAAAGTGGGGTTCTTCATTTTGAGGATGATGGCTCTCCAGATAGTGAGTAAATTCTCGCATCTGCTCTTCTGACAGCGCTTCCTTATTGGGGACGTTGAACGGTTGCGGCCTTTGCAGTTCCAGCGCAAAGACCGCAATTTCTTTTGCCTCGCCAGTGATTTCAATTTTCATTTTTCGTTTCGCCTCCCTCCATGTGAAACAGGCTGGTTTGACTTGTATACTCTGCAAATCGTTCTTCTTCCAGTTGGAAATAGAACGGATCAATTTCAAACCCGATAAAATCAAGTCCCGCCTCATAAGCCGCTATGCGGCTGCTTCCGCTTCCAAGGTGAGTATCGAGAATCTTCTGTCCCGGCTCTGCATAGTTCTTGAAGATCCAGTCATAAAGAGCAACCGGCTTCTGCGTTGGGTGGATGCGTTTTTCGTTTAAGCTCTTGTTGCCCTGCATGGTGCCACCTTCTGTGATGCTTTTTCCCTGCATCATGCCGGACCACATATACCGGAACATTCTCACTGAGGAAAACAAATCTGTCGCCGCAATCTCGCAATCTGAAAAGCTAGAATTTCCATTGCACTTATCCCACACGATCCGTCCAGTAGCAAACTGGTAGTCAAAATAATTACAGCCCCATACAATATAGCGGCGGCACACTCGAAGCAGCTCCCTGAAATACTCCGGTTCTGGTTTACTCCAAGCAGGAGAAACGGGGTAGTCACGATGTACGCCTATTTTGCTGACTTTTGATCCGTAAAATCCTCTGCGTTCCGGGCCAGAGAAATACGGTGGATCCACAACCGCCAAATCAAAATAATTATCCGGGAACAGTTCCATTGCCGGCAGGCAGTCCATGTTATAGCAATGGTTCAGCTTAAACACTTCTCCCATGCCTTACTCCGCCGGGCAATCCGCCCGATACCTGAACCGCTGCTTTGCGTTGTATAATCGCTGCTGCCCAAGCTCTGCACTATATCCTGCGCGACCATTGGCATCCATCTTTCCAGTGTCACCGCGCTTCAGTTCCTTATAGATGGTGGAATAGTTGAAACTCATCGCCCTGGCGATTCCGGCAACACTCTGTCCGGCATTGTACCGGGCTTCCAGCACCTTGCGGTCATCCTGCGTCATGTGTTTTGCCATTCCTGTTCCCTCGCTTTCCTGAAAAATGCGCAAAAAAATAACGCAAGAGAATCCGCTAAGATTTCTCTTGCGTTTTCTCTTGCGTTTATTTTACAAATTCAGCACCGACGGCCTTTTATTTGTGGATATGACACAATAAGAGGGACTTTCTTTGGTCAGTTTCACCGCTGCAGAAAAAGAAAGAGGAGCTGCATTCA